GATGTACTTATAACTCAAGAAAGAAATAATGGTAGTGGAGTAGGAATTTCGACAGTTAGAGTAACAGATAGTCAAGATATTATATTTACAAATATTGTAAAACCTGGAAATTTAGTTTCATATACTAAAGTTGGACACACTGCTCAAACTTTATCTAAAGTACTTACAGTAAACGAAAAAGAAATTATAGTCGCTGGTATAACTACAGTGACAAATATTTGTGATGGTGGATTGCCACAGTCACAAATGGATATTAAGGATTTTGCTCTACTCTCCTCAAGATTCTTACCTTCTGGAGATAATACTTTATATACAAACCTTCCGCGACCATTTATAGCTAACGTAGATTTAACAGAATCAAATCTAACAGTTAGAAAAGAATTCCCAATTACAATCAGTGCAAATCAAACCAATACAATTACAGCAGGAGATAATGAAACATTCCTACCTTTTGATGAGGAAAGATATGTTTTAACAACTTCTTCTGGTCAATTTGAAGTCCTAACCCCAGATAGATTTGTCTTTGAAAGTGGACAAAAACAATTAACTATAGTTGGTCTAGCAAATACTAGTGCTTCAAATTGCAGATTAATTGCTACTTTGAGAAAAATTAATGTTACCAGCAAGACAAAATCTAAAAAAAGAATTAACAGTCTTGTATTTGATAGATCTAGAGATATCTCATCTGGAATAGGAACCACAACTCTTAATGATGGTCTTTCATATGGTACAAGTTATCCATACGGAACTCGAATTCAGGATGAAGATCTTTGCCTATTAGTTCCAGATGTAACAAAGGTATACTCTATTTTAGAATCAACAAATACAAATGATCCTATTTTACCTACAATAATCCTATCAAATCTTAGTGGATCTTCAGCAACAACTCAGGAACTTATAGTTGGAGAAGAATTTATAGGAGAAATAAGTGGAGCTGTTGGAGTTGTTGTTTCTAAGATTGATGACGTTAGAGTAGAGTTTAGTTATCTAAATGAAAATATACTACAAGAATTAGAACCAATAAGATTTAAAGAATCTGGAGTAACTGCAGTATCTCAAGCAGTAAACGCTGGTAGTAGAAATATTATTGCTAATTTCTCATTCGATTATGGACAAAGAGATACTTTATATGATTATACATCTTTAAGGAGAAATGCAAATTCTCCAGAACCAAAAGGAAAACTGAGGGTAATTTATGAGACTGCAGAATTCTCACCTTCAGATACTGGTGATATTGTAACTGCAAACTCTTACAGTCAGTTTGATTATTGTACAATTACATTTGCGAAAGAAACTGTAAACAATGCAGATATTATTGATGGACGTTTAAGAGTAAAACCATTCGATATTAATATTACTGATAGATCTCCATTTGAATTTTTAGGAAGATCATTTAATGAAATAAACAATTGCACCAAGCACGTTTTAGCAAGTGATGAATCATTTGTCGCATCATATTCATATTATTTACCAAGAATTGATAAAATATATCTAACAAAAGATGGTGTTTTCCAATTAAATAAAGGAACTCCAGCGGAGATGCCTGAAGAACCAGCATCTGTAGATGGAGCAATGGAAGTTGCAACCATTTCAATTCAACCATATCTCTGCGATGCATCTAGAGTTTCAATTGATCTAACCGATCATAAACGCTTTAGAATGAGAGATATTGCAAAACTTGAAGAAAGAGTAAGAAATCTTGAAAAATATACTTCACTAAACTTACTTGAGTCTGCAACTGAAAATCTTAAGATTAAGGATTCTAACGGTCTTGATAGATTTAAGTCTGGATTCTTTGTAGATGATTTTACAACAACAAGTTCTCAAAATAAGAGTACTATTGTAAAAAATAGTATCGATACTAAAAATTCCGAGTTGAGACCAGCACCATATACTACACAGATTGACCTCATTATTGGATCAAAATCTTTAGTTGGAATTGGTTCAACCCTAAATCCACTTGCAGATGCTCAATATGTAACAGATCTCATTGGCAATGGATCTAAGAGAACAGGTCAACTTATATCTCTTGACTATGAAGATGTTGTTAAAGTTGAAAATCCATATGCAACGAGAACAGAAAATATAACTCCGTTCCTTGTAGTTTCATATACTGGTACAATAATACTATTCCCATCATCAGATACTTGGGTAGATCAAGTTAGAGTTGATGCCAAGAATGTTGAGATTGATAATTTTACCCAGACACAGCAACAACTTATTGCTCAGGGTTGGGACCCTCAAACTGGATTAAGTCCAGTAAGTTGGGGAGCATGGGAAACAACTTGGACTGGAGAAACAACTACAACTACGGTTAGCAGTCGTCGTTATTATGGAGGACGTTGGTGGTGGGGCAGTAAGTGGTGGAATAGAGGTTATTATGGATGGAATTGGAATAGATTCCCATACTATAATGGTTATTGGGGACATTATTATGGTTGGCATGGTTGGAATTATAACAGATACTATTGGGGATATCCTTGGTATGGTGGATATTGGGGACGTGTTGCAACTCAGGTTGCAACAACAACTACAAAGACAGGTACTTCAACAAGAACAGGTACTCAGCAAAAACTTACAGAAGAAGTAAAAACAGTATCTCTTGGGGATTCTGTAATTTCTACAGAAGTTGTTCCATTTATGAGATCTAGGAACGTTGAATTTATTGGAAGTAGATTTAAACCATTTACAAGAGTATATGCTTTCTTTGATGGTCAAGATCTTAATAAATTTGTTATTCCAAAACTTCTTCAAGTTCAAATGAGCTCTGGAGTATTCCAAGTTGGAGAAACAGTTACTGGTATTGTTCAGACAACATCTTTATCTACAGACCCAACTCCAGGAATTACTGATGTTCAAATCAAATTTAGATTAGCATCTTCAAATCATAGAACTGGTCCATTTAATTCGCCAACTGATATCTTTAACGTAAATCCATACGATAAAGATAATAATACATTAATACAGGAACAATATTCTACAACTTCTACAATTCTGAATGTCGACGTTCGTAGTCTTGCTGAACAAGCACTTGGAAATTATTATGGATATGTAAGTCCAGGAATGATATTAAGAGGACAAACAAGTGGTGCAGAAGCTAGAATAACAGATGTTAAGTTGGTAACAGATGCTGTTGGAGCAGTCTATGGTTCTTATTTCATTCCAAATCCAAACGTTCCATCGAATCCAACTTTTGAAACTGGAAAGAAAACGTTTAGACTGACTAGTAGTTCTGTTAACTCACAAATACCTGGAGTAACTCAGACCAGTGGTGAAGAAATTTATGAAGCAAGTGGAAAACTTGAAACTATCCAAGAAACTATTCAGACTACTAGAAATGCAAAGATTACTTCTGAGACTTTAACAGAATCTAAGCAGGTTTCTGAAACGACAACCACAGTTTCAACCTCAGTGAGAGGTTGGTATGGATGGCCATATTCATGGAAATATAGATATGGAAAATGGGGATGGTGCCGTTTTGACCCTCTTGCACAATCTTTCTTTGTTGAAGAAGAAAATGGAATTTATGTAACCAAAGTTGAAGTATTCTTTAGAACAAAGGATGCAAAATTACCAGTTGTTGTTCAGTTGCGTCCAATGCAACTTGGATTACCACAAACTGATGTATATCCTTTTAGTGAAGTTATTATTCAACCGAAGGATATTAACTTATCTGAAGATGGAAGTGTTGCAACAACAATTACTTTCCCATCACCAGTATATCTAAAGGGTGGAGCAGAACATGCTCTGGTTCTAATGTCAGAATCAAATGAGTATAATGTTTGGATCTCTAGAATGGGAGAGATTGATGTGAGTACATTATCACTACCACAGTCTCAGCAAATTGTTGTCACTCAACAACCATTACTAGGATCTCTATTTAAATCACAAAATGGAAGTACTTGGGATGCAAGTCAATATGAAGATCTTAAATTTACCCTATTCAAAGCTAAATTTACCTCAACAGTAGGAAAGGTTAACTTCTATAACCCAGATTTAAATGTTGGTAACAAGCAGATTGCCAATCTCTTGACAGATTCTCTGGTCTTCAATTCAAGAAGAATTAGAGTTGGTTTAGGATCTACTGTTCAGGATAATAATTTGCAATTTGGCAACACAGTCATTCAAAGAAGTTCTAATGGAACTGGCAATTATGTCGCTAAAGCTGGTGTTGCAAGTAGCACCCTGAGCATTATCAATAATGGAACAGGATATGTTAATGGATACTATTCAAATGTAAGTTTGGTTAGTGTAACTGGAACTGGAAAAAATGCTACTGCAAATATTACTATTTCTGGTGGAGAAGTAGTTGCTTTAGGAGCAACTATCAATTCTGGAGGAACTGGATATAAAGTTGGAGATGTTGTAACAATATCATCTCTTGGTGGATCAACTTTAGGAAGAAATCTAAGACTATCAATTTCCAATATTAGTGGTTTTAATGAGATTATTTTAGATCAAGTTCAAGGAACATTCTTAACTGGAGTTGGAAATACTATTAGATTCATTGCTGCAGGAATCGGAAGTACTGATTTAAATTCAACCCTTGGTGGTGGAGTGACAATTCAATCAATTACTCCAGATTATGAAGATAGCGATGGTCTCCATGTTTTGGTAAATCACAAAAATCACGGAATGCACTTCAAGTCCAGCAGCGTTTCAATTACAGGATGCTACTCTGATATTGATGCTTCCAATTTAGATTTTGAATATGATAGAGCATCAACTGGTGATATTATACTAACAGATATGATTATAAATCCAGATACTGGAGAAAGTGCATTCTTAAAATTTGAGGGACTTCCAGTTAGCGAATCAAATCCAGGTTATGTAAAAATTGATCAAGAAATAATTGCATATACTGGAGTTGATGATAATACTTTAACTGGTATTACCAGAGGAATTGATGATACTCTATCATTTACTTATCAATCTGGAACAAATGTTATGAAGTATGAGGTGAATGGCATTTCTCTGAGAAGAATTAATAAGATACACACTCTACAAGATTCTACAATTACCAGAACTGTAGATATTGATTCTTATTATATTAAGATTGATACTTCTCAAGCAGGAAAAACATCATCTTTACCTCAGGGTCAAGTTGATAGAAGCGGATCTGGAGTACTTCCTGCATTATATCCATTTGCTAAGAAGAGTGCTGGAGGATCTAACATCTTTGCTACACAAAATATTCCTTTTGAAATTGTTAAACCTATTGTTCAGGTAATGAAACCAGCAGATACTTCTGTAACTGCTAAGATTAGAACAGTAACTGGTTCAAGTGTCGATGGAATTGAATCTCCTTACCTTGATGTTGGGTATGAAGATATTAGTTTAGACAATAATACTTATCTTTCAACGCCAAGAATTGTTGCATCTAAGCAAAATGAACTTCAATATCTCAGTGATATGCCTGGAAATAAGTCATTTACACTTGAAATGACATTAAATAGCTCTGATCAAAACATCTCTCCAGTAATTGATCTTGATAGAGTTGGAATGATTTTCATCAGTAATAGGGTTAACAAACCAATTCAAAATTATACTCAAGATTTTAGAGTTTCTACTCTCGCTAATGATCCATCTGCCTTTGTTTATGCTACAAACCCAATAACACTGGAAGTTCCAGCATCTTCAATTAAGGTTCTACTCACTGCACACATTAATTCTTTTGCTGATTTAAGAGCTTTATATGCAATTATGGATGAACCTACTGAAGAGCCCGTTTATTATCCATTCCCAGGATTTAATAACAAAATCAAATCTGGTCAGGTTATTAATCTTGAAAACAGCGATGGAACTCCAGATGATAAAGTTGCATACGCAGAATCAACTGGTTTCTTGAGTAATGAAATCATTTACAAAGATTATGAGTTTACAATTGATAATCTACCAAACTTTAAATATTATAGTATTAAATTAATTGGTTCTTCTTCCAATCAAGCATATCCACCCAGATTGAGAGATCTGAGAATTATATCACTTGCATAATAATCTATGAATAACATTAGTAACAGTGAGGAAGGTCAACTTCCTCCTGAATTATTAAACTTCAGTTTTGTTGAAGGGCATCCAAACTTAGTAAGAGATGAGAGGACAAATGCCATTTTAAATACAAATTATGATGAATATAAAACTTATATTGAATTGAAAAAAATTAAAGAATCAGAAACCAAACGAATAGAATCCATTGAGTCTAATATTACAAATCTTAAGGATGACTTGGATGAAATTAAATCTCTCCTAAGGAACCTATTGAAATAATATAGATAGTATATTGATTTTTAAATTGTAGTCCTATAATCAAGTTGTAACATGGCACAACCATCTTCAAGACAAGAACTTGTCGATTATTGTTTAAGAAAATTGGGAGCTCCAGTATTAGAGATTAATATTGCTGATGAGCAAATTGACGATCTTGTCGATGATGCCCTACAACTCTTTCAAGAAAGACATTTTGATGGGGTTTATCAAACATATTTAAAATATCAAGTCAGACAAGAAGATATTGATAGAGGTAGGGCAAAAGGAATCACTGGGGTTGGCATAGCATCAACATCAGCTAGTGCTGGTATAGGTACAACAACAGTAACTTTCAATTACTACGAAAATAGTAATTATTTACAAGTTCCTTCTCATGTAATAGGAGTAAATAAAATATTTCATTTTGAAGGATCTAATTCAGTATCAAGTGGAATGTTTGGTATTAAATATCAATTGTTCTTAAATGATATTTACTATTGGGGTTCGACTGAATTACTTTCATATTCAATGGTAAAAAGATATCTTGAAGATATTGATTGGTTATTAACTACACAGAAGCAAATACGTTTTAATAAGAGGCAGGATAGATTATATCTTGATATTGATTGGTCTAGTTTACAAGTTGGTCATTATATTATTATAGACTGTTATAGAATGATGGATCCTGGAGATTATTCTAGAGTTTGGAATGATTCATTTTTAAAACCATATTTAACCGCATTAATTAAAAGACAATGGGGACAAAATCTTATTAAATTTCAGGGAGTTAAACTTCCTGGTGGAGTTGAATTGAATGGAAGACAATTGTTTGACGATGGACAAAGAGAAATTGATGTCATCATGGATAAGATGTCATCAACATACGAACTTCCACCTCTAGACATGATCGGATAATAATATGTTAAATCCATTCTTTCTTCAGGGTTCAAAGGGTGAGCAGAACCTAGTACAAGATCTTATTAATGAACAACTTAGAATGTATGGAGTTGAAGTTTATTACATACCAAGACAATTTATTACAGAAAGAACTGTAATAAGAGAAGTTATAGAATCTGAGTTTAAAAATGCATATCCTTTAGAAGCATATGTAGATAATTTTAACGGATATGGCGGACAAGGTACTATTTTATCTAAATTTGGAATTCAAGAACTTGATGACCTAACTCTTATAATATCTAAAGAAAGATTTGAAACTTATATAACTCCTTTGATTTCTGGTTTACCAAATATTAAAACATCTAAGAGACCAAAAGAAGGAGATTTGATATGGTTTCCTCTTGGAGATAGAATTTTTGAAATTAAATATGTTGAGCATGAAAAACCTTTTTATCAACTTCAAAAAAATTATGTCTATGAATTACAGTGCGAACTCTTTAGATATGGAGATGAAGTAATTGATACTGGAATTCAAGAAATAGACGATAATACTGAAGATATTGCAAGTATTAGAACTCTTAAAATGATTGGCATTGGTTCGACTGCAACTGCAATAACAAGCATTGTCAATGGTGGTATCAGATTTGCAACAGTGACAAATAGAGGAAGTGGTTACTCTTCAGTTCCAACTATTGGATTCTCATCTGCTCCTACAGGAGGCAGAACAGCATCTGGAATTGCAACTATGATTTATGGTATTGTTGATTTCTGTGAGGTTGACGAAACTCTTGGAAGAGTTCAGGGAATAGAAATGATTAATGTAGGATCTGGATATACAGTTGCTCCAGGTATTGCATTCTACAGTGACAGTGGAGTTGGAGCTGCTGCAACATCTACTATAGGAGATGGAATTGTAGGTGTTATTACAGTTACTAGTGGGGGATCTGGATACGCAAATGCACCATCTGTAACTTTTACAGGAATATCTTCAGTATCCGCACAAGCTAGAGCCATTATTGAAAATGGATCTGTACGTGAAATTAGGATTATTAATGCAGGATTGGGATACAGTGCAATACCAACTATTGCGATAGGATCGCCAGTATTAATTGGATCTGGAAAATATGAATATAATGAAGTTATTGTAGGAAGTATTAGTAGTACATTAGCAAGAGTAAAATCTTGGAATGCAATTTCAAGATTTCTTGAAGTTTCAAATATTACTGGAGAGTTTATTGTTGGAGAAACTTTAATAGGACAAGATTCTGGGGCAACATATGTTATTTCAGAAGATGCCCTGCAAAATCTTGCAGACCCAGAGGATGAACTAAATAGAGCAGATATTTATGCTGCAAATGATGAGATTCAAATTGCAGCTAATGAAATACTGGATTTCAGTGAGAAAAATCCATTTGGAACACCATAAATTTGTTAAATAGTAAATAATAAGTTAAGAATTATGTTTGAATATTTTTATCACGAGACTCTAAGAAGAACTATTGTAACTTTTGGAACCTTATTTAATAATATACAGATAAAGAAAACAGACAATAGTGGTAATGTTGTCGAAGTTGTTAAGGTTCCTTTAGCATATGGTCCCACTCAAAAGTTTTTATCAAGACTTAGAGAGTCTCCAGATGATTTAAACAATCCAGTTCAAATTACATTGCCAAGAATGTCATTTGAATTTAACGGATTATTTTATGACGTTTCTAGAAAACTACAAACAACTCAAACATTTATTTCAAAAACTTCTGAAGGTGATTTAAGAAAGGCATACATGCCTGTTCCATACACCATGCAATTTGAAATGAGTATAATGACAAAATTAAATGATGATATGTTGCAAATTATTGAACAAATTGTTCCTTATTTTCAACCATCATATACTCTTACGGTTGATTTACTTGATACTATTGGAGAAAAAAGAGATATTCCAATAACCCTTGAAGGTATTACAATGGAAGATGACTATGAGGGAGATTTTTCAACTCGAAGAGCATTAATTTATACTTTAAAGTTCAATGCAAAAACTTATCTGTTTGGCCCAATTGCAACTGGTGTCGAAAAAGATATCATCAAAAAAGTTTCTATTGGATATCTTTCTGGAGGTGCAAATTCTACAAACAGAGATGTTACTTATACTTCAGAACCAAAAGCAACTACTTCACTCGCAAATCAAACTGTTGCGGTTCTAGAGACAGATATTCAAATTTCAGATGCAGTCTTTGAAGTATCCGATGCTACAAATATTCCAGTTAAATCATACATTTCCATAGACAATGAGACATTATTTGTAACTAGTAAAACAGGAAACAAATTGAATGTTACAAGAGGTTCTTATGGAACAAGAATAACAAATCATCTACTTGGATCGCAAATTTATAAGATAACAGCAGCTGATGATGCGCTTGTAAGTTACGGTGATGATTTTGGATTCAATTCATCTTTCTGATATGAAAAAAAATTTTGACAGCCTAAATCAAACATTTGGACTTTCCAATGATGAGGTTTCAGAAATTTCTCCAGTGGAAGTTTCTGAGACTTCTGTTGAGAAGATTGAAAAAATATCAAAGTCTACAGAATCTGATCACATAAAAAAAGACTATGAATATACTAGAGGTAATTTATATTCTTTAATAGAAAAAGGTCAAGAGGCAATTAATGGAATTCTTGAACTTGCTCAAGAAAGTGAAATGCCCAGAGCATATGAAGTTGCTGGACAATTAATTAAAAATGTAGCAGATGCTACAGATAAGTTAATGGATTTACAGAAAAAACTAAAAGATATTGAAGAAGAAAAGCAATCAAAAGGTCCAACTAATGTAACAAATGCATTATTTGTTGGTTCAACTGCAGAATTAGCAAAACTTCTTAAACAACAAACAAAAAATGAAGACATTTAAACAATTTCAAGAAGATTGGTCTAATAAATATAAAAAGAGTATTGATTGCTCAAATCCAAAAGGATTTTCTCAACGTGCCCATTGCGCTGCGAGAAAAAAGAGAGCAAAAGGTGAAAAGACAAAATCAAAACCAGTTGAATGAAAACTCCAAAATTTTCTCACAAAACACCCCATCTTCCAAAAAAACAACATCAGCTGGATCCAAATCTGGATTTAAAGCAGTTGGTTCATCATGCAACAGTTCAGTATGTTGATCGTGATGCTGATGGTGATATTGACATTTATGATACTGCTAAAAAAGGAATTCCAGATGAGAATGTTTCTAGCACATCCCATGCTCAGGAATATTCAAATAAATTGATTGCTAAACAAAAAGGGGAAATTAAACATAGTAAAAAGAAAATAGCATATGAAGATCTAAGAAACTGGTTTGATAAAGATCATCCCGAAGGAAATTGGAAGAGATATAACACTAAAGGTGAAGCAATTGGACCATGTGCGCGTGAACCTGGAGAACCAAAACCAAAATGTCTTTCAAATGAAAAGGCAGAAAAAATGTCTAAGAGTGAGATTGCTGCTTCAGTAAAAAGAAAAAGAAAAGCAGATCCTGTAGCAAATCGCAAAGGAAAGGGAGGAAAACCAATCATGTCTTCTAATAATATTGAAGAAGGTTTAGTCGGTGATCTAGTTGATAAAATAAAAGGAAGAAAGCAGATTGGAACAACTGGTAGTGGAGGGAAGGTTTATGTACCAACCAGATCTAAAAAATCCACTGCGAAGTATGGTGAGGATAAACCAAATGCGGTAAAACCAAAACCATTAACAAGATCACAAGCAGTTAAAGCCGCTGCAGAGGATCCATGGACTAGGGGTGCTATTTCTAGAGATGATGTGATGAGAGCAAGGCAGGATATGAGAGCAGCAAGAACAGAAGAACATGAGCATGATATGAGTGGTGAAGAGGAAAGATATTGTCCGCTTTGTGATAAGAGAGAAATCCGTTCAGAATGTGCTTATGGCGAAAAAGCATGGGATAAAGTTTCAATTAAAGATGAAGAATATTCAATGGCAAGATCTGAACTTGAAACTATTTCTAAAGCAGTTTCGAGACTGAAGAATAAAGTTAATAAAGGCGAAGGTGATTTAGAGGCATGGGTGCAATCAAAGATTACCAAAGCGGCAGATTATATTGATACTGCAGCGGACTATCTTGAAAGCGGGGAATCCGAGATTGAAGAAGCGTGTTGGAAAGGTTACAAGCAAGTGGGGATGAAGAAGAAGGGTAAGAAAGAAGTTCCTAATTGTGTTCCTGAAAGTGCAATTCCAGCGGCAATTGATCCCAAAAAGCATAGAGAACAAAATCGTGCTGCTAAGATTAGAACTCTTGCTCAGAGAGGATCTACTGAGGGTGAGAGAGCAGCAGCGGAAAGAAAAACAACTGGACCATCATTAGCAAAAGGAAGCATTAAAACAGGAGTCGTTAATGCTGGTTATGAACCTTCTTTAGTAGATAAAATTTTACTTGAGATGGAAGCAGAAGTTCTTAATGAAAAGAACGTTCCCACTAATCCTTCACTTTGGTCTAAGATGAAGGCAAAGGCAAAAGCAAAGTTTGATGTATATCCTTCTGCTTATGCAAATGGTTGGGCTGCTAAAGAATATAAGAAAGCAGGTGGTGGATGGAAATCTGCAAATGAAAGTGTTGTTGTTACTGATGCAAATGGAAATCCTTTCGTAGAATTTGTAGATCTTATCAAACCAGATCCTCTAGTAAAAGAAGAAAAGAAAGAGTGTAATTGTAAGTGTGGACAGTCTCCTTGCATAACCTGTGGAGAAGACCATCATGAAAAACCAGCTGGAGGAAGTGCAGCAAAACCAGGCCCAAATAAAAATTATGTGAAACCAATGGGAGAGCAAATTGAAGAGGCAGTATCCCTAAAATCTGCACGCGGAAATCTTTTATTAGTTTATGTTTCCTGGAAAGGATCTTTTTACTCATTAAAGATCTTCTTCCCAAATTCAAAAATGCCTAATAGAGGGGAAGTTCAAGATCAAATTAATAAGATCTATCCAGGAGGTAAGGTAACTTACTTTAAAGCAGATAATATTATGCCAGGCGAGCAAATTCTCCAAGCATTTGCAGAATCAATTGATAAAGATAAAATGAAATGCAATAAACCAAAAGCACAAGCAGTTGGTGATTCTCTGACTGGCAAATCTCATGTTGTCAAGGCATGTTCAGATGGAAAAGAAAAAATTATTCGTTTTGGGCAAAGAGGTGTAAAAGGTTCCCCCAAAAAAGAAGGAGAATCTAAAGAATATGCAAGTCGACGTAAAAGATTTAAAACAAGACATGCAAAAAACATTGATAAAGGTCCAATGTCTGCAGCATACTGGGCAAACAAGGTTAAGTGGTGATTAAAATGAAAAGTTTCAAACAGTTTCTATCTGAGTCAGTAAACATCTCAGGAGATTTCAACGGAAATCTCTACATCAACTCACAACCAGAACAACCTCAGCAAGTGGGGGAAAGTTACGTTGCCGATGTTATGTGGCAAGGCAGCATATATAGACTTGAACTTGTCACAAAAACAGGAGTTCCATCTAAACAGGAATTAGGAGAACAACTTCAAGGAAACTATCCTGGAGCAATTGTCCATAATATCTATCCTGCGGAAGAAAAGAATTTTAATATTCAAAACGCAAAACGATATCATCCAGGAAAATTAGAGTGGATTTAATTTATGGCTATATGGAATAAGAACGAACAAGACTTTCTAAATCAAGAAAGATCTTTATTTGAAGTTTATAATATCGCAGATCACTGGGGAAACCAGACAGACTGGAGACCTCAATTTACCAACAACAACAGATTCAAAATATCTCCTTATCAAACAGTATTCTTCAACACCTTCCAGTATGGTAAAGAGACTGATGTATGGGATGAAAGAGTAGTTGGAGTTGGAACTGCAACATTTAATGCAAATGCCAGTAATGTTATAATGCAAGTTGGTTCCACTACAGGAAGCAAAGTAATTCGCCAAACCAAGAATGTGATGAGATACATTCCTGGCAGAGGTGCAACACTCGCATTCGCAGTTCGTCTAGAACAACCAAAAGTAGGTATTCGTAGAAGATTTGGATTGTTTGATGAAAACAACGGTGTTTATTTTGAGGATGATGGAGGAACATATTCTTATGTGCTCCGTAGTAGTGTAACTGGAATTGTTACAGAAACCAGAGTATACAGAGATGAATGGAATGGTGAGAAGTTTGATGGTAATGGGTGGACTGGAGTAACTGCAGATCCAACAAAACAACAAATGATTTCCATCAATTATGAATGGTATGGTGCAGGTATAATTCAATTTGCTTGGTTAATGAAGAATGAGACTGTTGCATCTCATACTTTTGATAATGCAAATACCAACCCAGGAGTTTGGTGTTCCACTCCTTTCTTGCCTATTAGACTTGAGATAGAAAATGTAACTGGTGTTGCAGGAACTCATTACATGTATCAGGGTTCTAATTCTCTTATTCAGGAAGGAGAACCAGAAAAACTCGGAACTCTTTTGAGCATATCAAATCCCATCACAGGGACAACGATGGCATCAGCAAATACATTCTATCCAATTATAAGCATTCGTTTAAAATCCAATAATCTAACTGGTGTAATGCTCTTGAGATCATTACAGGCAGCAACTGATGACAATACGAATGTTTATTGGCAACTTCTACAAAATGCAACACTGACTGGAGGAACTTGGGTAAATCATCCCGATCCAAACTCCTTTATGCAGTATAATATCACTCAAACTGCAGTATCTGGTGGAAGTGATCTTTTGAGTGGTTTTGTAATTAATGGTAGTGGTGCGTTAGTTGATCTTGATATTAAAGCAGCACTTCAGTTAGGTAGAAGTGGCATTGGAACAATTAGTGACACTTATACACTTGCTTGTGCATCTCCAAATACCAACAAAAAAGCACTTGCAGTATTGAACTGGATTGAACAAAGGTAACTTTTATGACTGATAATGTATATCTTGGCAATCCAAATTTAAAAAGAGCAAATACTCAAATTGAATTTAGTCAGGAACAAATTTTAGAATTTGTTAAGTGTAAAGATGATCCAGTTTATTTTGCAAATAATTATATTAAAATTGTTTCTCTTGATGAGGGATTAACTCAATTTCATCCATACCACTTTCAAGAAAAGTTAATTAATAACTTTCATAAACATAGATTTAACATTTGTAAAATGCCTCGCCAGACAGGCAAATCTACAACTGTAGTTTCTTATCTCTTACATTATCTAATTTTTAACGATAGTGTCAATATTGGTATTCTTGCAAACAAGGCTGCAACTGCTAGAGAACTTTTAAGTAGACTTGCAACAGCATATGAAAATTTACCAAAATGGATGCAGCAGGGAATTATTGCTTGGAATAAAGGAAATATTGAATTAGAAAACGGATCAAAAATACTTGCTGCTTCAACTTCTGCATCAGCAGTAAGAGGTATGTCATTTAATATCTTGTTCTTGGACGAATTTGCTTTCGTTCCAAATCATATTGCTGACGATTTCTTTGCATCCGTATACCCAACAATTTCATCTGGTAAAAATACTAAGGTTATTGTAGTATCTACGCCACACGGTATGAATCATTTCTACCGAATGTGGCATGATGCGGAAAAGGGAAAAAATGAATACGTACCAACTGATGTTCATTGGTCAGAAGTTCCTGGAAGAGACGCTGCCTGGAAAGAACAAACAATTAACAACACTTCAGAACAACAATTCAAAATTGAGTTTGAATGTGAATTCTTAGGATCAGTCGATACACTAATTGCGCCAAGCAAATTGAGAAATTTAGTGTATGATAATCCAATAAAAAGGAATGCTGGTCTAGATGTTTATGAGGACGTGGTTCAAGGACACGACTATATTATTACAGTTGACGTTGCAAGAGGAGTCAGTGAGGACTATTCAGCTTTTGTCGTAGTTGATATAACTGAATTTCCACATAAAGTTGTCGCAAAATATAGAAACAATGAGATTAAACCAATGCTATTTCCAAATATCATTTATGAAGTAGCAAAAAATTATAACCGCGCATACATTCTTTGTGAGGTAAATGATATAGGTGATCAGGTAGCATCTTTATTGCATTATGATTTAGAATATCAAAATGTCCTCATGTGTTCTATGAGAGGTAGAGCTGGTCAAATTGTTGGGCAAGGATTTTCTGGTAAGAAAACGCAACTTGGCGTTAAGATGTCCAAAACTGTAAAAAAAGTTGGTTCACTGAATTTAAAAACTTTAATTGAGGAAGATAAACTTATTTTTAATGATTATGAAATCATAGCAGAGTTAACAACCTTTATACAGAAAAACAATTCATTTGAAGCTGAAGATGGATGTAATGATGACCTTGCAATGTGTCTTGTAATTTATGCATGGCTAGTTGCACAAGATTACTTTAAAGAACTCACTGATCAAGATATTAGAAAGAGATTGTATGAAGAGCAAAAAAATCAAATAGAACAAGATATGTCACCATTTGGTTTTGTTGTTGATGGATTAGATAATTCTAGTTTTGTAGATTCTGATGGAGACAGATGGTTTTCTGATGAATATGGTGATATGTCCTATATGTGGGATTATGTCTAATGGACTTAGATGGACAAATAAGATTAGGTCATCTTCTATTAAACGATAGAAAGTGTAGATCTTGCGGTCAAATAAAAAATTTAATCGACTCTTTTTATAGAACTAGAAAAGATAGAGGATCTGTTCCTTCATCATATTCTTATGAATGCAAAGAATGTACAATAAAAAGAATCAAAAAAAGTAGAAAATTATACCCACAAAAATCAGCATTAGATAACACAGTTTGGGAATATCCAGATTGGTAAGTGTTCATGCATCGTTTCCCCATTGAAAATATACTTTTTAATAAATATTTTCAGATAAACTGAGATTACGGAGAAAAACATGGCGACTCCTCAATTATCTCCTGGAGTACTAATCAGGGAGGTTGATTTAACTGTAGGAAGAGCTGATAATGTACTTGACAATATTGGTGCTATTGCTGGACCTTTCCCTAAAGGTCCAGTTGAAGAACCAGTAGATATTACAACCGAAAGTGAACTGATTGATGTATTTGGAGAACCACAAACTACAGATGGTCAGTACGAATTTTGGATGACCGCATCATCCTTCCTTTCATATGGCGGCGTTCTAAAGGTTACCAGATGTTCTGGAGATAACCTAAACAATGCTAACGCTATTAGCACAGGAATTGGAACTGATGATGTAATCATCAAGAACTTTGAAGATTATGATGCAAATTGGGCAGACGATATTGCCGATTACATCTTTGTTGCTAAAAACCCAGGAACATGGGCAAATAATCTGAAAATTGCTTTTATTGACGATAAAGCAGATCAGATTATTGGAATCAAGACTACTAATCTCAGGCAGGTTGGAGTTGCAATTTCAGTAGGAGCTGGAATTAGTTTTAAACTGGAAGATCAAAAACTACCAGGAAGAGGACAAGCAGCTACATTTGATGGTGTCCTCAAAGGAATCATTACTGGTATTACAACAACTGTAGAAAGAACCGATCTTGAAGTTAAGATTGTATCCCGCGTAAGAGACCCTTACACTGATATTCAGAATGTAAGACAGACTACTACTGCATATAATGAGGGAGCATCTGGAGTTGGAGTAACAAATAGAGTTTATGTAAATTCAACTCTTGATGTATCTCCAAATGATGTAATTTCCGTTGCTGGTCTTGGATCAACAACATCTGATTTTTATGGATCAGCATCTGTTGTTTCTGTTGGTGGCACATTTGTCACTATTGGATCAACTGTTGCAAATATCAGAACTGGTATTGCAGTAAGTTTCACTCGTCAGATTGCTATTGGAGCGTCCGAGATCTTCATTAACTATGCAGATAAGAATCAGACAACTGCATTTAGACCAGGAAACAGAGTAACTCTTACACAAGTTGGAGAGGGAACCACTTCAATTAGTGGAATTTCAACTTTCAATATTGAAAGTGCAAAAGACTGGTATGATCAGCAGTATATTAGACTTCAGAATACAAATATTCTCTGGAGATCTATTGCACCAAAACCAACAACAACCCGTTGGGCACAAGAGAGAAACTCTAGAAATGATGCAATGCATATTGCAGTTATTGATGATTTAGGAACAGTAACTGGAATTAAAGGAGCTCTTCTCGAGAAGCATGTTTCTCTATCTAAAGCAAGTGATGCAACATCAGCAGTAAATGCTCCTCAGAAAATTTGGTGGAAGGATTACCTTGCACGTTATTCAAGATATCTTTATGCTGGAGATAACCCATCAGATAACGGAGTTGTTTCTGAAACAGTATATAGATCTGGATTCAGTGATACTGTAGAAATGGGAGCTTCTGGAGGTGCTCAGTACACCTTAGGAGACCTTGCTGATCAACTTTGGAACCAACCAGCACAAGACATTACATTTAGTGTAATGGGTAATGTTTCCTATACCTTAGGTGGTGGAAAAGATTATTCTGGAGAAAATAACGAAGGTGGTCTTGCAGCAACTCTAGGAGATCTTATCAGTGCATATAGAACATTTGAAAATAGAGATGATGTACCTCTAGATTATCTTCTCATGGGTCCTGGTCTTGGCAATAAGTTTGAATCTCAAGCAAAAGCTCAAGAATTGATTGCAATTGCTGAAGATAGAAAAGATTGCATGGCAATGATTTCTCCTCATAGGGCGGATGTTGTTGACATTACAAACTCAGATACTCAGACAGATAATATCATTGAATTCTATAGTTCAATGCCATCATCATCATATGCAGTATTTGATACTGGTTATAAGTACACTTATGATAGATTCAATAATAAGTTCCGCTATATTCCAACAAATGGAGACATTGCTGGTCTTTGCGTAAGAACTTCAATCTTTGCATATCCTTGGTTCTCACCTGCAGGACAGCAAAGAGGTATTCTGAATAATGCAATTAAACTTGCATATAATCCAAATAAGGCACAAAGAGATCAACTCTATCCTCAGAGAATCAACGCAATTGTTACTCAACCAGGAATTGGAACTCTTCTCTTTGGCGATAAAACAGGTCTTGGTTATGCATCAGCATTTGATAGAATTAACGTCCGTAGACTGTTCCTCACTGTTGAGCAAGCACTGGAGAGAAGCGCACAAGCACAACTCTTCGAACTCAACGATGAAATTACAAGAGCTAACTTCATCAACATTGTTGAACCATATCTACGTGAGGTTCAGGCAAAGAGAGGTCTCTACGGATTCCTAGTTGTTTGTGATGAAACAAATAACACTCCTGACATTATTGATAATAATGAATTTAGAGCTGACATTTATCTGAAACCAGCTAAATCTATTAACTATGTCACTCTAACATTTGTTGCTACCAGAACTGGAGTCAGCTTTGAAGAAGTGGCTGGTAGAGTTTAATTTTAACCAATAACTAAAACGGAAAGGAGGATTAAAAAATGGCTGATTCCACTAACAAACCATCTATAAAGAATATATCATCATTCAAAAATAGACTAGCTGGTGGTGGTGCAAGACCAAACTTATTTGAAGTTGCCCTTGATGATTTCCCCGCAGAAGTTCAATCTCAGTGGGATAGTGAGTCAAAGGTAGACTTTAGATTCCTTTGTAAAGCAGCTGCTCTGCCAGCTTCAAACGTTGCTCCTATTGATGTTCCCTTCAGAGGAAGAATTCTTAAGGTTGCTGGTGATAGAACCTTTGATACTTGGACAGTTACCGTTATTAACGATGAGGACTTTAAGATCAGACATGCTTTCGAGGCATGGATGAATCTCCTCAGCAAGTTAGATAACGCTACTGGAGCATCAAATCCAACTTCTTACATGAAGAATGCGATTGTTTATCAACTGGGAAGAAGCAATGCGAAGGAAGGGACCAAAGTTGTAAATAGCATTTCTGCTCAGGGTCCTGGATTTAGTGCTACTGGAGACGGTCAAGCGACTGTTCTTAGATCATACAAAATGTATGATATTTTCCCAACAAACGTATCTCAGATCGATCTATCATATGATAGTTCAGATACTATTGAAGAATTCACTGTTGAATTCCAAGTTCAGTATTTTGAAATCAATGATGGTCCTTCTTCACTACTCTAATAAATAGGACAGTAGAAAGAAACCTAATCTTTATTCATGGCAAAATTATTTGGATTCTCTATTGAGGATAAGGCCCAACAGTCAGATAACATAGTCTCCCCCGTTCCACCTAATAATGAGGATGGGGTTGACCATTATCTGACTAGTGGGTTTTTTGGTTCGTATGTAGATATAGAAGGTGTTTATAGGACAGAATTTGATCTAATTAAAAGATATCGTGAAATGGCACTTCATCCAGAAGTTGATAGTGCAATTGAAGATATTATTAGCGAGGCAATTGTATCGGATACGTATGATACTCCAGTAGAAATTGAACTTTCAAACTTAAATGCTAGTGATGGAATAAAAAGAAAAATAAGAGAAGAATTTAAAAGAATCTTAGAACTATTAGATTTTAATAAAAAATCTCATGAAATTTATAGAAATTGGTACGTTGATGGAAGACTTTACTATCATAAAGTAATTGATATTAAAAATCCACAAGAAGGAATACAAGAGCTAAGATATATTGACGCAATGAAAATGCGTTATGTAAGACAACAAAGAAAGACTGATGATGATAGATTTGCCATTGCGAAAAAAACTCAAGAAAATACAACTGATCTGGATTTTCCTGAAATTGATGAATATTTTCTATATTTACCAAAAACTGCAGGACAGATTGGTAGTGCAAATAATTCGGGTTCCAGTTCTGGTGGTGGAATAAAAATTGCAAAAGATGCAATTACATATTGCAATTCTGGACTTTTAGATAGAAATAAGGGAACAGTGCTTTCATATTTGCACAAAGCAATTAAGTCTCTCAATCAACTTCGTATGATTGAAGATTCTCTTGTTATCTACAGATTATCTCGCGCACCAGAGCGTCGTATTTTCTATATTGATGTTGGAAATCTCCCTAAAGCAAAAGCAGAACAATATTTACGTGATGTTATGATGCGCTATCGTAACAAGTTAGTATACGATGCATCAACTGGGGAAGTTCGTGATGATAAGAAGTTTATGAGTATGCTTGAAGATTTTTGGTTACCACGTAGAGAAGGTGGAAGAGGAACAGAAATTACTACACTTCCAGGTGGTCAAAATCTTGGAGAGATTACTGATATTAAGTATTTTCAAAGCAAACTTTATAGGTCATTAAACGTTCCCCCATCAAGAATGGAGGGAGAGGGTGGATTTAATCTCGGACGTTCATCAGAAATTCTTAGAGATGAACTTAAATTCACAAAATTTGTAGGACGCTTAAGAAAGAGATTCTCTAACATGTTTAATGACATGTTAAAAACTCAATTAATTCTCAAGAATATTATTACTCTAGAAGATTGGGATAAAATGTCCCAACATATTCAATATGATTTCTTATATGATAATCATTTCTCAGAGTTAAAAGAAGCAGAACTTCTTACAGAAAGATTGAACCTTGCAGCAACTGCGGAACCATATATTGGAAAATATTACTCACAAGATTATGTTAGACGTAAAATTCTACGTCAAACTGATCAAGAAATAGTTGAGCAAGATATGATCATTCAAAAAGAAATTGAAGAGGGAATTATTCCAGATCCAAATGCTCCAGTTGATCCAGAAACAGGAGAACCTATTAGCGATTCTATAGATGGACAATCTGGACAAGTTCCAGTCGAACCAGAAATTGATGCATCTGCAGTAGAACCTCCTTCTGGAGGGGAAATATAAATAATAGAAATTAATTAACTTGGTAATTAAAATGGACGAACTTATGGACATGATTATTGCTGATGAGTCCCCATCAAGCATTAGCGATAAAATTAAAGAAATGTTATTTGCAAAGGCAGCAGATAGAGTTGATGGTCTTAGACCTGAAGTTGCTAATGAACTTTTTGGAGATCCTGCAGGAGATGTGGGAGATGAAGAAGAAGAGATTATTGATGAGGAATAATACCTCAAGTTAAATAAGTAATAAATAACTACTATAAGACTTTATTATAACGATGCAAAGGACAAAGGTAATAGCAACTGAAGTTGCTCTTGGTACAAGTGCTGGAGCAGGTTCAAGTATTTCTGACGCAACTTGCGTAAGACTATATAACGGATCTGGTGGTGTAGCTACAGTTAGTATTGCTAGTACAGTTGGAGCAGCAGACACTGCAACATTTACTATGCCAAATGCAACTGTAGAATTTTTAGAAAAACCCCCATCATATGTTATCTGGGCATCGTCTGCTTCTGTGAAAGCCGCTAAAGTAGGACTTACTAACTAAGAAAAAATGAAACTAATCAGAGAAGAAATCGAAAAGGTAGAAGTTCTTACAGAAGGAACTGGAAAACAACAAAAACTTTTCGTTAAGGGTCCTTTTCTTCAAGCAGAATGTGTTAACCGTAATGGAAGGATGTATCCTATGTCCATTATGGAACGTGAAGTAAAGCGTTATACTGAACAATATGTTGAAAAAGGACGTGCTCTTGGTGAACTTGGACATCCTGATGGTCCAACTATAAATCTGGATAGAGTATCACATAAAATTATTGAACTCTATCGTGAAGGAAATAATTTTATCGGTAAAGCACAAATTCTATCCACTCCAATGGGTAAAATTGCAGAGTCACTTCTCAAGGACGGAGTTACTCTTGGCGTATCTTCTCGGGGAATCGGATCTCTGAAAGAAAATCATAGAGAAGGATATAAAGAAGTCGGTGAAGACTTTATGCTTGCAACTGCAGCAGATATTGTTGCAGATCCTTCTGCACCTGATGCTTTTGTTCAGGGAATCATGGAAGGTAAAGAATGGGTATGGGATGGAGGTATTCTTCGTGAGAAGTATGCTTCTCAAGCATATAAAAAAATCAATAGTTTAGTAGATCAAAAACAACTTGAAGAAAATAAGATTAATCTTTTCAACGACTTCTTAAATTCACTATAAGTGGTGTAATTCTTCAAATTATAAATAAATATAGATTTAATACAAAGGTAAATCGGAGAGTTCAAATGTCTCGTGGCAATCAATTACAAGAAATGGAAGCAGGCACTAAGCAATCCAAAACTGCCGTAAATTCTGGTGCAAAACCTGCAGAAGCTATGCCAAAGCTAACTACAGGTATTGCTCCTGGACAAACAGGTAGTTGGGAAGATCTTGGTGGACCTACTCCAGAAAACTATAAGTCTGATGATGATTCATCAAAACTTAAAGAACCATCACTAAAGACTGTTAGTGATGTAGTTACTCGTGGCGCCAAAGGTGCAGATTCTATGCAGAAACTGTCTGGTGCTGTTAAAGAGGAAGAGGAAGTTGATGACGAAGATCTTCTTGATGAAGAGCAAGAACTCGAAGATGATTCCGAATCTACTGAAGAAATTGAAGAAGTAGAGGAAGAAGAGGAAGAGGAAGAGGAAGAGGAAGAGATTGAAGAGTCATTTGATATTGAAGATGACGTAAATGCTCTCCTCAATGCTGGAGATGAGGCAGATCTTTCAGAGGAATTCAAAGATAAAGCAAAAACTATCTTTGAATCTGCTCTGAGATCAAAAGTTGCTGAAATCCGCGAAACTCTAGAAGAAGAATATGAGTCTGCTTATGAGCAGAGATTAGTTGAAACTGTAGAATCAATTAAGTCAGAACTCCAGGAGCGTGTTGACGCTTATCTGGAATACGTTGCTGACGAATGGATTTCAGAAAATCAACTTTCCGTTCAAAGCGGTCTGAAGGAAGAACTCAGTGAGTCCTTCATGACTGGTCTGAAAGGACTTTTTGAAGATCATTATGTATCAATCCCTGAAGATAAATATGATGTGCTTGAGAGCATGGTAGAAAAACTTGATGATATGGAGACAAAACTCAACGAGCAAATTGAGAAGAACATTTCACTCAACAAGCGTCTCTCCGAGTCGGTTGCTGATGGAATCTTTGATGAAATTTCTGAGGGTCTAGCACTTTCTCAGAAGGAAAAGCTCGCTTCACTTGCCGAAAGTGTTGAGTTTGAAAGTGAGTCACAATATCGTGAGAAACTGGAGACTTTGAAGGAATCATATTTCCCTTCAAAATCAACAACTCAATCAGCAAAATCTGAAACTCTTTCTGAAGGAGTAGACGTTGCAACTGAGTATCACTCAGATTCAATGAATGCTTATCTGAAAGCTCTTTCAGTTGTTGCCAAAAACTGAATTTAATATTAATCAAACCCAAAAACACACTTTTTTAAAAGAGGTAAAAGCAAATGTTCCATTCCGAGCATCTGCAGGAAAAGTGGGCACCCCTTCTGAACTATGAAGGTCTTGATCCAATCAAGGATTCACACAGAAGAGCCGTAACCGCTGTCCTGCTCGAAAACCAAGAAAGATTTCTAAGAGAAGAGCAATCCTTTGCTCAGCAAGGATTCCTCACCGAAACCCCAACCAATGCTGCTAACGGCGCTGCTGGTGGTGGTGGATATGGTGGTGGTGCTGTTGCAGGTGGTCCTGTTGCAGGTTTCGATCCTGTTCTGATCTCACTGATCAGACGTTCAATGCCTAATCTGGTCGCTTATGACCTCGCAGGCGTTCAACCAATGAACGGTCCTACTGGACTCATCTTCGCAATGCGTTCACGCTACAATAGCCAGAGCGGAACTGAAGCACTGTTCAACGAAGCAGATACTTCATTCGCTGGTTCCTTCACTGGTGTTGGTAATACCGCAGGTTCAACTGCACCTAACGTAGGTATGGGTACTACCAGCGGTCAACTTGGATCAAATCCAGGTATTCTGAACCCAACTTCAACCCAAGACCAAGCCCTGTATAACGTTGGTCAGGGTATGAGAACTGGAGACGCTGAGAATCTTGGCGTTGATGGTGGTCCTCAGTTCAACGAGATGGCATTCTCAATCGAGAAAGTTCTTGTTGAAGCAAAGTCACGCGCTCTGAAAGCAGAGTACAGCCTTGAGCTTGCACAAGACCTGAAGGCAATTCATGGTCTTAATGCTGAAGCAGAACTCGCTAACATTCTGTCTAGCGAAATTCTTGCTGAAATCAACCGCGAAGTCATCAGAACCATCTATAAGGTTGCTGAGCAAGGCGCTGCTACTAACGTTGCAACTCAGGGTATCTTTGACCTTGACGTTGATTCAAACGGACGTTGGAGTGTTGAGAAGTTCAAGGGTCTCCTGTTCCAAATCGAGCGTGATGCTAACGCAATCGCACAAAGAACTCGTAGAGGAAAGGGCAACATCATCCTTTGCTCCGCTGACGTTGCTTCAGCACTGAGCATGGCTGGTGTTCTAGATTACACCCCTGCACTCAACGCTAACCTGAACGTTGATGACACTGGCAATACTTTTGCTGGCGTTCTGATGGGCAAGTTCCGCGTCTATATCGATCCTTATTCAGCAAACAGTGCTGCAACTCAGTACTACGTTGCTGGTTACAAGGGTTCTTCACCTTACGACGCAGGTCTCTTCTACTGCCCTTATGTACCTCTCCAGATGGTACGTGCAGTTGGAGAAAACACCTTCCAGCCAAAGATTGGCTTCAAGACCCGTTATGGTCTGGTTGCAAACCCATTTGCACATGGCGATGCTTCAGATCAGGGTCTGGGTGCTCTCACTGTCAACAAGAACCGTTACTACAGAAGAGTACAAATCAAGAACCTCATGTGATCCATTTCACAAAGGTTTCAGGGGGTGCCGAAAGGCACCCTTTTTTTATCTAAATAATTAGAAAAAGATGGCAGAAGAATTCACTTCATTTGTAAATAAGCAGATATCAAATAGAAATTTCCTTGCTCCTATAGGGTTTAGATTTACCTTAAATAGAGCATCTAAGGTTGCATTCTTTTCAAACTCTGCAAATATCCCATCTATGAATTTGGGAGTTGCTAATCAACCAACATATCTAACTGATATACCTGTTCCTGGAGAAAAGATAATATTTGAAGATTTTACATTACGGTTTTTAGTCGATGAGGACTTGACAAATTACATGGAAATTCAAAATTGGATGAGAGGAATTGGATTTCCAGAAAGTTTAAATGAAATTTATAAATTTCAAAATAACAATAAAGACTTTGAGGATCAACCAAAATCTCAAATGAATCTTTATTCAGATGGAACTTTACTTGTACTGAATAGTAATCAAAATACAAACTTTCAAGTAAGATTTAGATCTATGTTTCCATCTTATTTGTCAACTCTCCAGTTTGACGCAACAGCAAATGACATTGAATATTTCACAGCAGATGTAACTTTTAAATATATGATGTATAATATACTTGACAGGAAAGGCAATCCATTATGAGTATTGATTTGGAAATGATCCAAAAAATGTGGGAGAAAGACTCAAAAATAGATATTGACAACTTACATACAGAGTCTTTAAATACACCCGCACTTCATGCAAAATATTTTGATCTTTATAATAATATCCTTCTTTTGAGAAAAAGAGCCGATCAGCAAAAAAGAAAAATAAAACACGAAAGGCATCAGTATTATTCTGGAAGAGCAGATCCTGAAGTCTATGTTGAGAATCCCTTTCCCAAAAAAGTAAGAGATAAAAGTGACATGCAGAATTATTTGGATGCTGATGATAAATTATCACAGGTTGGTCTTAAGGTAGATTATTATGATGTAATGCTAAAATATATTGAAGACATATTAAAAATGATTCATAATAGAACATATCAAATTAAAAATTCAATTGAATATATGAGATTCCAGTCTGGATTGGGGTAATAAATATTCATAGTTATTATTATTAACTATGAGTGATGTAATAATCCATAAAAAGAATGAGGTTTACATTAAGTTAGAATGTGAACCTCATGTTTTGTATGAACTTCAACAATATTTTACGTTTGAAGTTCCAGGAGCAAAATTCATGCCCCAGATGAGAAGTAAGCACTGGGATGGACTTATTCGCCTTCTGTCAGTACATACGGGAGAGATATATGTTGGATTGTTGCCAAAAGTAATTGACAAATTAAATCTTCATAATTATTCTTATGAATTTAAAGAAAATAAATTTTATGGTCTTCCATATGAAGTGAATGAAGATATTTCATATGAAGGCGTAAAAGATTATATGAAATTTATTTGCTCCCATACTCCGAGAGATTATCAAGTAGAGGGAGTATACGATGCATTAAAATATAATCGAAAACTATTGATATCACCAACTGCCTCAGGCAAATCTCTGATGATTTATTCAATAGTAAGATATTTTGTAGATAAACAGAAAAAAATCCTTTTAGTTGTTCCAACGACATCTCTTGTAGAGCAGATGTATAAGGATTTTCAGGATTATGGTTGGGATGCTGAGACATATTGCCACCGTATTTATTCTGGTAGAGAAAAAACTAATAATTTTCCTGTTGTAATTACTACCTGGCAATCTATCTATAAACTAGAAAGAAAGTTCTTCGAAGAATTTGATGTTGTGATTGGAGATGAAGCTCACCTTTTCAAGAGCAAATCTTTAATTGGGATTATGTCAAAACTTCATTCTGCAAAATATAGATTTGGATTTACTGGAACATTAGATGGATCTCAAACGCATAAGTGGGTTTTGGAAGGACTATTTGGTCCATCATATAAAGTTACAAAAACTGCAGAACTAATGGAGAAAGGTCATCTTTCAAAGTTGGATATTCGTTGCCTAGTATTAAAACATCCACCTAAAAAGTTTGAAACATTTGAAGATGAAACTCAATTTATAATTACTCATGAAAAAAGAAATAACTTTATTAAAAATCTTGTATTAGATCTAAAGGGAAATACATTAGTTTTATTCTCGAGAATTGAAACTCATGGTGAGCCATTATTTAATCTAATAAATAATAGCAAACACAATAATAGAAAAGTGTTTTTTGTTCATGGTGGAGTTGCAACCGCAGAGAGAGAACAAGTTAGAGAAATTACAGAAAGGGAAAGTGATGCAGTTATTGTTGCATCTTATGGAGTTTTCTCAACGGGTATTAATATAAAAAATCTTCATAATGTAATATTTGCATCTCCAAGCAAATCTAGAGTTAGAAATTTACAATCCATTGGTAGAGTTTTAAGGAAAGGTGCTAATAAAACAAAAGCAATACTATATGATATTGCTGATGATTGTACTTATAACTCAAGAAAAAATTATACTTTAAATCATTTTATTGAAAGAATAAAAATTTACAATGAAGAGAATTTTAATTACGAAATAATTACTATTAATTTAAAGAAATGATCGAAGACGATTTCTATGCAACAGTCAAGTTGAAAACAGGAGAAGAAATCTTTGCAAAGATTGCTCCCAATACTGAAAATGGTTCAATTATGCTTTTAGTCACAAATCCAATAATCATTTGTGAGATTAAAGGAAGATCAGGAGTTGCTGGATACAAGATTGAACCATGGTTAAAAACATCATCAGAAGATATGTTTATTATCAATATGAATGACGTACTTACAGTAAGCGAATCTAAAAATATTGAAATGATTATGATGTACCAAACTTATGTTAGAAAAACAAACAGTATAAAAAGCAACAAAACTGTTGTCTCTAGGAAAATGGGATATCTTGCTAATGTAAATGATGCTAAAGAGCTATTAGAAAAGCTCTATAAAAATAGTTAATATAATTCTTATCATCTTTGACAAAGACATTATAACGGAGTTTGAAGGGTAGTGTCAAGTTGTTGTTATTTTCAACTGTAAATGTTATAATATCTACATAATAAATTAGGTATTCTAATGATAACAACGACGGTAATGACTAAAAGAAGAAGATCAGAACACTATGTAAATAACAAGGACTTTCTTGCGGCACTAATCGCATATCATGGCGAGGTAGAAAGGACCTTTATTCAAAAGTATGGTAGAATACCTACAAAAGATGACCGTTCCAAACATTGGGATACAAAACCTCAAATTACCAATTATATTGGAGAGTGTTTTTTAAAAATTGCAACTCATCTATCATTTAAACCAAATTTTGTCAATTACATGTTTAAGGATGATATGATTTCCGATGGCATTGAAAACTGTGTTCAATACATTCACAATTTTAATCCCGAGAAATCACAAAATCCTTTTGCTTATTTCACTCAGATTATTCACTACGCATTTCTGAGGAGAATCCAAAGAGAAAAGAAGCAGTTAGAGATTAAAAATAAAATCTTAGAAAGAACGGGTTATGATGAAGTTTTCTTTGATGACAGTGGTATTGACGGAATGACCCATAGCGAATATAATTCTATTAAGGATAACGTATACACCAAACTTCGCTACTGAATGAAAGTCGCAATTATTACAGATACCCACTACGGTTGTAGAAAGGGATCAAAACTTTTTCATGACTATTTTGAGCAGTTTTACGCTAATGTATTTTTTCCTACATTAGAAAAAGAAGGTATTACTACTGTAATACACATGGGAGATGCTTTTGATAGCCGCAAGTCAATAGATTATCAAAGTTTAGAGTGGGCAAAGCGTGTAGTTTTTGAACCACTCAAAAAATATGATGTTCATATGATTGTTGGAAATCATGATTGTTATTATAAGAATACCAACAACGTAAATTCTCCAAGTCTTCTGTTAAAATCATTTGATAATATTAAAACTTATGATAAAGCAACACAAATTAATGTTGGTGGGTTAGATATTTTACTTTTACCATGGATTAATCAAGAGAATGAGGAAGAGACTACTAAACTTGTTAAAAATACAACTTGCAAGTGTGTGATGGGGCACCTTGAGCTCAACGGATTTAGAGCTCATAAAGGGCACATTATGGAAGATGGTATGGACAGTAAATTATTTGAGAAGTTCTACCGTGTTTTCTCTGGACACTATCACACTAGATCGGATGATGGAAAAATTTTCTATCTAGGTAATCCATACGAAATATATTGGAATGATGTTAATGATTCTAGAGGATTTACAATATTTGATACCGAAACTTTAGATCACGTTTCAATTGATAATCCATACAGAATGTTTTATAACATTTATTATGAAGATACTCCCCATCAAACTTTTGATGCACGAGAATATGAAAATAAAATAGTTAGAGTTATTGTAAGAAAGAAAACAAGTCAAAAAAATTTTGAAAAGTTTATTGATAAATTATATTCTTCAAATGTTTTCGAATTAAAAGTAGTTGAAAATTTCCAAATTCAAGAATCTGAAGAATTTGAAGCATTTGAATCCGAAAATACCATTTCAATTCTAGATAGATATATTACAGAGTCTGAAATTAATTTGGACAAATCTATAGTCCAAAGACTTATTCGAGAAATTTATCAAGAAGCTTGCGAAATGGTATAAACATGTTTATAATTACGGTAGATGGTAAAGAAGAAGAGGGAGCTTATTCCGTCACCAATGAAGATGGAGAACAAGTTCTTTATATCTTCCAAGAAGAGGATGACGCCGCAAGATTCGCAATGATGCTTGAGGATAGAAGTTACCCAGAAATGCATGTTATTGAAGTTGATGATGATCTGATACTTAAAGCATGTGAATCTCATGATTACCAATATGCCGTAATTACTCCAGACGATATTATTATACCTCCTGATGACATAGAAGAACATGATTTTATTTGAAAAAATTCGTTGGAAAAATTTTCTTTCTACTGGCAATCAATTTACAGAAGTTAATTTTCAGAAAAATACAACTACTTTAATTATCGGATCGAATGGAGCAGGAAAAAGTACTGTTCTCGATGCACTAACATTCGTTCTTTTTAGTAAGTCTTTTAGGGGTATCAATAAACCTCAACTTGTAAATTCTACCAATGAAAAAGATTGCTTAGTTGAAATTGAATTTACAATTGGCAAAACTAAATGGAAAGTACGTAGAGGAATCAAACCAAATATTTTTGAGATATACAAGAATGATTCTCTCATAGATCAAAACGCTTCATCTGTTGATCAGCAGAAATGGTTTGAACAAACTGTTTTGAAAATGAATTACAGGTCATTTACTCAGATTGTAATTCTTGGCAGCAGTAATTTTGTTCCTTTCATGCAACTTACTGCATCAAACCGTAGAGAAGTTATTGAAGATCTTTTAGATATTAAGATTTTTTCTTCAATGAACAGCATTATCAAAGAAAAAATTCGGTCTTCAAAGGAAGAGATTAGAACATTTGAATTGAAGAAAGAGTCGGTAAAAGATAAAGTTCAGATGCAGCAAAGTTTTATTGAAGAACTTGAAAATAGAGGTAAGAAGGATATTGACGACAAAAACGTTTCTATCAAGTCTTTGTCGGAAGAAGTTGAATACTTGATTGAAGAAAACTCTTCTACAGAAGAACCTCTTCGTGAGTACATTAGAAAGCAAGACAATCTGGTTGGGTACGCAGAAAAACTTCGTAAGTTGGGAAATCTAAAGGGTAAAATCTCTCAGAAGGTATCGACAATTACTAAAGAACATAAGTTCTTCACTGAGAATACGGTATGCCCCACCTGTACCCAGTCTATCGAGGAGGTTTTCAGAATAAATAGAATTAACGACGCTCAATCTAAAGCAAAGGAGTTGCAATCTGGTTATAAAGAACTGGAGGAGGCAATTAAAGAGGAAGAGGAGCGAGAGCGTCAATTCACTACTCTTTCTAAGGAGATTTCAAAATTAACGAATGGCATTTCTCAAAACAATATTAAGATTAACGGATTACAGAGACAAATCCGAAAACTTGAACATGAAATTCAAGTTCTTACCGAGAACCTTGCAAACCGAAATTCTGAACATGAGAAGTTAGAATCCTTTAAAAAAGATCTTCAAAAAGTATTTGATGATCTCGCATCAAAAAAAGAATTAATTAATTACTACGATTTTTCATATAGTCTTTTAAAAGATGGAGGAGTAAAAACAAAAATCATCAAAAAGTATCTACCACTAATTAATAAACAAGTTAATAGATATCTTCAGATGATGGATTTTTACATCAACTTTACTCTGGATGAAGAGTTTAACGAAACCATTCAATCTCCAATTCATGAAGACTTTTCTTATAGTTCTTTTAGTGAGGGAGAAAAGCAAAGAATTGACTTAGCACTTCTTTTTACCTGGAGAGAAGTTGCAAAGTTTAAAAATTCAACCAATACAAATCTTTTGATTATGGATGAAGTTTTTGATTCTTCTTTGGATGGATATGGAACTGAAGAGTTTCTTAAAATTATACGTTATGTTATTAAGGATGCTAATATATTTGTCATTTCTCATAAGTCTGAACTGCATGACAAATTTGAAAGTGTCATAAGGTTCGAGAAAGTCAAAGGTTTTTCACGTATGATGTCCACATCAGCACAAGACTAATGCAAGTCCCCAACCGCTACCATCATTCCAAGAAGGAGCAAAAGCGGAAACTAAAACCGCAAGCACTCCGACAAGCAAAGGCACGTCGCCAAGCACTCAAGAAGCGTCTCCAACACGGGGACGCTTCTTATTTTATAAATATCTAAAAAGTAGTTGTAAAATGAACTCGCAAGAACTTCGTGCCCTTCAAGAAGCTTATAATCAGGTTTGTGAACTTGATGAAGCATTAGATCCTAAATTTGGATCAATGAGAAAACGTGGTGGAAGAAGTGCTCCTCCAGAAGAACGTAGTGTTGGTGGTGAAATGAATAGAAGAAATAAGGATTATTGGGCAGACACTCAGGGAGCAAATAGAGATAGGGGTGCAGGAAACAAAGCAAAAAGGAGAGCTGCAGAACTCAACAAAGAAGAAGTAGAAACCGACCTCTTCGACCATATTCTTGAGCATCTAGTTGCCGAAGGTTACGCAGATACCAACAAGGCAGCACTTGCTATTATGGCAAATATGAGTGGAGAGTGGAAGCAGAGTATTGTTGAAAAACATGCAACTTTTGGATATAATGCTGAAGATCCTCTAGATGATTTTGAGAAGTTTGTTAATAAGGGTCCAAAAACAAATGCACAGAAAAGAAAGGGGATAGAACTTAATAATAAAATACTTTCAAAACCAGGAATGCCTGTAAAAGGAGTTTGAGTCCACTTTTTAAACTGGCACATCAGAGGGTTTAACCACCCTCTTTTTTTGTATCATGAGTTCATACGAATCAAACCTATGACCGTCCGCCACGAAATCAAGTCCCAACTTGCTAAACTTCTTGCCACCGAAGACCTTGTGGTTGAGCACAAGAAGGTGGAGACTGCCTGCTTTAACGTTCATACTCGTGTGCTGACCCTGCCAATGTGGGATAAGGCAAGCAACACCGTCTATGACCTTCTGGTGGGTCACGAGGTTGGACATGCACTCTTCACTCCCGATGAGGACTGGACGGAAAATGTAAAAGTTCCTGCACAGTTTGTAAACGTTGTTGAGGATGCTCGTATTGAGAAACTGATGAAGCGTAAATATGCTGGTCTTGCAAAGACTTTTTTCAATGGATATAAAGAACTGAATGAAGATGATTTCTTTCAGATTGCTGATGAGAATATTTCTACTTTTAATCTTGCCGACCGTGTAAATCTTTACTTTAAGATTGGGAATTTTATTCCTCTTAATTTTAATGTAGAAGAGAAAGAAATCATTAATTTGATTGATGCGTCTGAAACTTTTGCAGATACTCTGATTGCGGCAGAAGAACTTTATAAGTACTGTAAGAAAGAACAGGAGCAACAAAAAGTTTCCGACCTTGATTATCAAGAAACTCAAGGAAATTCTGAGTCTTCTGGAAATGAATCTGTGGAGAGCAATGACTCTTCTTCTGAGCAAGAGGGGAATAGTGACAACTCTCAACCTCTAGAATCTGACACTTCTTATGGTGGAACTGCTCATGGTGATCAAACTCAAGTAAATTCTGTAGGTAAAGAGGATGAACCAGAAGTTCGTACCGCAGATTCTTTGCAAGATAAGATTCGTGATCTTGTAAAGGAGGGTGGATATGATAATGTTTATGTGGAAGTTCCTCAGGTAAATCTTGATACGGTTATTGGAATGAATTTTGATATTCATAAAGATATTAATGACTCATTTGCTCATCAGCAAAAAATCCAAAATAATACTGCAGAGGAAAGAGGAATTGTTCCTACAGATCTCTATAAAGAGACTGACATTGAATTTAAAAAATTTAAATCTTCTGCTCAGAAAGAAGTCAATTATCTGGTGAAAGAATTTGAGTGCCGTAAAGCAGCAGATCAGTATGCCCGCTCCTCTACTGCTCGTACAGGTGTTCTTGATACTACTCGCCTGCATACATACAAATACAATGAGGACCTTTTTAAGAAAGTTTCTGTGATTCCTGATGGTAAGAATCATGGACTTGTGTTTGTATTGGATTGGAGCGGTTCTATGTCCGATGTGATGCTTGATACTTGTAAGCAACTCTTCAACCTTGTTTGGTTCTGTAAGAAAGTTTCCATTCCCTTTGAGGTTTATGCTTTCACTAATGAGTGGAGGCGTGGTGAGTATGATTATGAAACTGGAAAGTATTTTGCGGCAGATCGTACTCCCCATTATCAGAAAAGGGAAAGTTTGCTTTGTGTAGATGAGACATTTTCTATGATGAATATTCTTACCAGTAAAGTTTCTGGTAAAGAATTGGAAAATCAAATGCTTAATATTTGGCGTCTTGCCTATTGCTTTAGTGATACCTATCGATGCCCTTACACATATCCTAATCGTTTGTGTCTGTCTGGAACCCCACTAAATGAAGCACTAATCACTCTTCACCAAATTCTTCCTAAGTTTCAGAAAGAAAATAAACTGCAAAAGGTTCAGTGTATTGTTCTGACTGATGGTGAAGCAAATCAACTTGCTTATCATAGGGAAGTTAATCGTCGTTGGGAGAAAGAACCTTATCTGGGCATTGCTAGTGTCTATCCTCAGAATACATTTCTTAGGGATCGAAAGATTGGAACAACTTACATGTTTGATTATGGATATCATAATTTTACTGATGTTCTTCTTCGGAACTTGAAAGATAAGTTTTCTTCTATGAATTTTATTGGGATTCGTGTTCTTGAAGGTCGTAACTTCGGACGTTTTGTAAACATGTATCATGAAAACTATAGTAAGGAATATGATAAAATTCAGAATGATTGGAAAAAACTGAAGAGTTTTACTATTACTAAATCTGGATATGATGCTTACTTTGGAATGTCTGCAACTGCGCTTTCTCAGGATACTGAGTTTGATGTTCATGAATGTGCAACCAAAGCGCAAATCAAGTCTGCTTTTGTAAAATCTCTCAAAACTAAAAAACTAAACAAAAAAGTTCTTGGAGAGTTTATTTCTCTTGTAGTCTAAATACATAAAAAGAACTTATAAAGATGCACTTTCAGGAAGAAATCCTTGATGAGAGAACATTAATGAAAATGAAAGGATCTGGGAAATCTGGCACTATGCCAATTCCTGGATCTGAAGGTGCTGCAAGAAAAGATGTTGCAAGAGCTGGATTTAGAAAAAAGGGTCCCATTCAAGATCCAAAAGTAGAAAAGAGTGGAAAGGATGTTCCTGTTTGGGTAAGAACTCATAAGTCTCCTGGAGATTATGCTGCTCATACTGCAAAACAAAAACATAAAGAGGGTGAAAAAGTTGATGCCAAAGAATTAAAAAAACAGTTTCATAAAACTGGAGCTAAAAAAGATTCTGAGGTTCATGATATTACTGTAGGTTCTCCAAAAAGAAGCATTAAAGAACCTGGACAGAAAGCTAGAGCATTTGTTGGTGCTCTAAAGGATGTTGCATCTAAGATGAAAGAGAAAAAAGGAGTTGCTACAAATACTCCTACTGCAATCAGTTCTACTGGAAAGAAAAGAAAGAGAAGTGATGAGGAGGGGGCAGAACAAAGAGGTAGAATTTATAAAAAGTTGGGAATGGGGGAGAGAAATTCAAAAACAGGCGTTCAGATGGCAAAGTTGAACGATTCTTTTAATTACTCAGGTAAAACATTTCATCAATTTATGGTAGAATGTCATTCTATTATTGAAAATAAAATTAATTATGAAGACTAAATTTCCTTACGAGCATGTTATTAAATTTGATACCAAAGAAATTTGGGTGACTGAAATTGGATCTATTGCAGCAATGGGTTTGCCTAAACTTGTTGAAAAATATTATCCTGGATATAAAGGAAAGATTGCCAAAAAAGATTACTTTGAAAGTCTTAAGAACCAGTTGGCAAACTGACACAGGGGGGTTCAGACCCCCCCTCTTTTTGCCCTATAATAACTTCAGTTGAAACAAACCACTTAATCATGTCCGTCTCCACCGATTACATTCGTACTTCACTTCAAGCACTTTATGGCAACAGTGTCACTTCTGGTGATATTCGTGCTTGGTGTGCAATGAATGATACTAATTATCAAACGGTGACTAACAAACTTTCTCAATATAAAACTTCTCGTGGCAAATGGAATCTTGAAGTGACACAACAAAAAGTAGAAGAAATCGAACGTACTTTTCAAGCACCTGCTGCCATCCCCGCTGTGGAACAAAACCTCATTCCTGATAAAGATGATACCTTCGTCAAGTTTGGTAATTTTAACGATATTAAAAAAATTATTCAGTCCCGTCTTTTTTATCCAACGTTCATTACGGGTCTGTCGGGTAATGGTAAAACGTTCAGTGTGGAGCAAGCGTGTGCTCAACTTAAGCGTGAACTAATCCGTGTAAACATTACCATTGAAACTGATGAAGACGACCTTATCGGGGGTTTCCGCCTTGTTGATGGGAATACTGCTTGGCACAACGGTCCCGTCATTGAGGCACTGGAGCGAGGAGCAATCCTGCTTCTTGACGAAATCGACCTCGCTAGCAACAAAATTCTGTGTCTCCAATCCATCCTTGAAGGAAAGGGTGTCTTCCTGAAGAAGATTGGTCGGTGGGTAAAACCCGCTGCTGGTTTCAATGTAATCGCCACCGCCAACACCAAGGGTAAGGGTTCTGATGATGGACGTTTTATTGGCACCAACGTGCTCAATGAAGCATTCCTTGAGCGTTTCCCTGTGACCTTTGAGCAGTCCTATCCTGCCCCTGCTACTGAGCAGAAGATCCTGGAAGGCGTTGCTCTGGATCTGCAGGTAGAAGACCGCGATTTCTGTAAGCGCCTGGTTGACTGGGCAGATATTATCCGTAAGACCTTCTATGATGGAGGTATTGAAGAAATCATCAGCACCCGCCGTCTGGTTCATATCATCCGTGCTTACAGCATCTTCCAAGACAAGGCAAAGGCAATCCAAGTGTGCGTGAACCGCTTTGATGACGAAACCAAACAGTCTTTCCTGGAACTCTATGACAAAGTGGATGCCGATTTTCAAATGCCGTCTCAACCTGAACTGACCGTAGAATACGTTGACCAACCCGCTCCGTTCTGATATAATTGGGGAAGGTAAACTATGACCTTCCCTTTATTATGGACGAGTATCCTTATTCCGATAGTTTCAAATTCACCTTATCTGAGGGTGGAGATGGAACACTAAACCTTTCAAAAATTCCTTCTATTCATTCTGTTGACGAAATTAAACTTACTATGAGTGAATCTAAAAATCATCTTTGGAAATACAACGAAGATAAAATCCTGAAAGATATTCAGGATTATGTAACCAGCACTTATCACGGTCATTATTGTGGTGATGAATCTGGTTATGATGACATTCAAACTATTGACCTGATGGCAGCAAAGAAACTGGCAGCAGGTTTCTGTCAGGCAAATATCCTGAAGTATGGCAGTCGCTATGGCGATAAGGATGGACGTAATAAGCGTGATTTGCTTAAAGTGATCCACTATGCTATGCTCCTTCTCCACTTTGATGGACACTATTCCCGTCAAAATAACGGTCTTACCGAATTCTCTCGCTGATTATTATGAAACTTTCTGATAAAACTCTGACTCTCCTAAAGAACTTTTCTTCCATCAATCAGTCTATTCTTTTTAAGGAAGGCAACTCTCTTCGCACTATCTCTGTGATGAAGAATATTCTTGCAGAAGCAATTATTGATGAAGAAATTCCTAAAGATTTTGGAATTTATGATTTGAACCAATTCCTTAATGGACTTGCTCTACATCAAAATGCAGAACTTGATTTTGATAATGGCAGTTTCGCTGTTATTCGTGAAGGTAAAATGAGGTCCAAATATTTCTTTGCAGATCCTTCTGTTATTGTTACCCCTCCAGAAAAATCAATTGTTCTTCCCTCTGAAGATGTTTGTTTTGAACTGAGTACTCAGCAACTTGACAAACTACTTAAAGCAGCATCTGTATATCAACTTCCTGACCTTTCTGCTGTTGGGGAAGCGGGTGTTGTTAAACTTGTTGTTCGAGATAAGAAGAATGACACTTCGAATGATTTCTCTATTATAGTTGGTGAAACTGATGATCAGTTTATTTTCAACTTTAAGGTTGAAAATATCAAGATTCTTCCTGGAAAGTATGAAGTCGTTGTCTCTAAAAAACTTCTTTCACGCTTTAAGAGTACTGATTATGATCTGACATATTATATTGCTTTGGAACCCGATTCTAGCTTTGAATGAAATACACTGTTAGATACAAACTTCCTGGAGATTCTAGATATCTAGAACTTGTGGTTGATGCAACAAGTCAATCTCAAGCAAAAAAAATTGCTCAGGCACAAGTTCCTTCTGCTATAATTGTTGGTGGTCCGCAACCCTTATAATGAACATTTTTGCAACTTCTCCTTGGCCAGCTGAGAGTGCTATCTGCCTACCCGACAAACACGTTGTTAAAATGCCCCTAGAGTGCTGTCAGATGCTCTCTATTGTGGCATCTGATAATTGGGGTCATGGGTATGGTTTTCTTTATAAGACTGATAACACTCCTTACAGGACTGAAAAAGGTGCTTTTCGTAATCATCCCTGCACCAAATGGGCAATGGAAAATATCCATAATGCCTATTGGTTGATTAAGCACGGACTTAATTTGTGCGATGAGTATGCTTTGCGCTATAATAAGATACATGCTTGTTACAAAACACTTGTGGATGCTTATTACCTTTTTCCAAAGGGAAAAATTACAGAAGTAACTTCATTTGCCCGTGCTATGCCAGATGAGTATAAACTTGACACAAGCATTGACACTTTTACTGCTTACAAGATGTATATTGCATCCAAACCTTGGGTTGCATCTAATTATCTTCGTATGCCAGAACGAAAACCTGATTGGGTATAAAAATTATGAGTCGTGATGAATTTCTGTGGGTGGAGAAGTATCGCCCCAAAACAATTGAAGACTGTATTCTCCCTGAGAATATTAAGAAAACCTTTATTGACTTTCTAAATACTGGAGAAGTGCCGAATCTACTTCTTGCTGGTCCTGCTGGATGCGGTAAGACTACTGTAGCAAAAGCACTTTGTAATGAATTGGGAGTAGATTTTTATGTCATTAACGGATCCGACGAAGGTAGATTCCTTGATACTGTCAGAAACAATGCGAAGAACTTCGCTTCGACCGTATCGCTTTCGTCAACTGCTAAACACAAAGTCGTCATCATTGATGAGGCAGATAACACAACCAACGACGTACAACTCCTCCTACGGGCGTTTACTGAGGAATTTAGTGGTAACTGCAGATTCATCTTCACCTGTAACTACAAAAATAAAATTATCGAACCACTACATTCCAGGTGTGCTGTGGTTGAATTCAAAATTCAAGGTAAAGAAAAAGTCTTACTTGCAGGAAGTTTCTTCCAAAGAATTCAATCAATCTTGGATAAGGAAGGTGTTCAATATGATCAAAAAGTAATTGCTGAGTTGATCAACAAGCATTTTCCAGACTGGAGGCGAGTTCTGAATGAATGTCAGAGGTATTCTGTTGGTGGAAAAATTGACTCTGCAATTCTTGCATCCTTTGCTGATATTGCAGTAAATGAACTTATCAAAAGTCTTAAAGATAAGAACTTTACTGAAGTACGTAAATGGGTAGTTAATAATATGGATAATGATTCTTCTGTATTGTTACGCCGTGTTTATGATGCTTGTTATGAGAATTTGATTCCAGCATCTATTCCTGCTGCTGTACTGATTATTGCAAAATATCAGTATCAAGTTGCTTTTGTTGCGGATCAAGAAATTAATATTCTTGCTGCTCTTACTGAACTTATGTGCGAATGTGAATTCAAGTGAAAAACAAAAAATTAAAAGAATTGATTCAAAAACCTTTAAGGTTTCATCATCAGGATATTCATGAAGAACTTGATCAACTCAAAAAGCATCAAGTCAAGTCCAGATGGTATTATATTTTCTGGGGAACTATGGCAGTTGCTGTAGTTGGTGGGCAGATTTATGTTGGTACTGGATATCGAGAAATGGCACAAGCAACTAAATCGACAAGTATTACGGTTTCTTGTGTGCCAAAATATACAACACCTCCTCATGTTAAATCAAATAAAGTTGGAGAATTTGAATGAATCCTTTTAAGATCAATAAAGCATCTCTTATTGAAGTTCCCGTAAAAACAACTCCTGAAAATGTGCGTGAAGCAAATGAGGGTCTCTTTTATTCTAAAATGAATCTACCACAAGCAGCAAAGCACTGTGGTATGACTCATAAAGAAATGAAACTTACCTTTTTTGAATATTTGAAGTACAACAAACCTGATTATGAAATCTCTCAAAACACCCCTTAGATATCCTGGCGGAAAATCCCGTGCTTGTGAAAAGATGGGACCATATTTTCCAGACCTTCGCAATTATGATGAATTCCGTGAACCATTTCTTGGTGGTGGAAGTGTTGCAATCTATATTACTAAAAAATATCCAAACCTTAAAATTTGGGTAAATGATCTTTATGAACCACTTGTAAACTTCTGGCAACAACTCCAGATGTTTGGAAATGATTTGAAGAATGAATTGGTTGATTGTAAACTTGCTTACAATACTCCCGAACTTGCGAGAGAACTTTTTCTTAAATCAAAGGAACATGTGAATGCCAAAGATCTATCAAGTCTTGATCGTGCTGTTGCTTTCTATATTGTCAATAAATGTTCATTCTCTGGTCTCACAGAAAGTTCATCATTTTCTGCTCAAGCATCACAAAGCAACTTTTCAATGCGAGGAATTGAGAAACTGCCAGAGTATGCAAAACTAATTTCCAATTGGCGTATAACTAATTACTCTTACGATTATCTGATGGATGGAGAAAGGAGTGCTTTTATGTATCTCGATCCTCCTTATGATATTAAGGATAATCTCTATGGGAATAAGGGATCAATGCACAAAAGATTTGATCACGATAAGTTTGCTACTAATTGCGATGCTAACAATATGGATCAATTGATTAGTTATAATTCTGATCAACTTGTGAAGGATCGATTTAAGAACTGGAATGCTGCTGAGTTTGATTTAACTTATACGATGCGTTCTGTTGGTGAATATATGCGTGAGCAAAAACAACGTAAAGAACTACTGCTTTTTAATTATGGAATTGAAGGACTGGTTGAACTCAATTAATTTTACTAAAGAAAATTTGATTGATGTTGACCCAAATTGTAAGAAAGAATATCCGCCATATATTGTTAATAAATGTTTATCTGGTCATATTGATTGTATTCTTTTTGCTAATGAAATGAATATGAATCATCATCTGGATAAGGACATGCAATATTTGTTTTATATAAATACACTGAGGAAGCGTAAGAGATTTTCTCCTTGGCTCCGTAAAGATAAAGTTAAAGATTTAGAATGCGTTAAGCAGTACTATGGATATAGTAATGAAAAAGCATTGCAAAGTTTGAAAATTTTATCAAGACAACAACTCGATTTTATTAAACAACGACTTGAAACTGGCGGAAAAAAATGACTAATCAAACAATTGAACCCCAAGTAAATTGGTCTCCCAATATGATGGTGGAAGTTCTTCTTAACGAACCAGATGACTTCCTAAAAGTTCGTGAAACTTTGACTCGCATTGGAGTTGCATCTAGAAAGGAGAAAAAACTCTATCAATCTTGCCACATTCTTCATAAGCAAGGTAAGTACTATATTGTCCACTTTAAAGAATTGTTTGCTCTTGATGGTAAACATGCTAATCTTACTGTAAATGATGTTCAGCGCAGAAATAGAATTGCTCGTCTTTTAGCTGATTGGGGACTTATTGGAATTGTAAATGAAGAATCAATCGCAGATATTGCACCTCTAAATCAAATTAAAGTTCTATCTTATAAGGATAAGGGAGAATGGATCTTAGAGCAAAAATATAATATTGGATCTAAGAAGGAAACTACTGCAAAATAGTACGGAAAACAATACAAAAATGTGCGGGGTTCATTACCTCGCTTTTTTTGTATTCTTGTATAATTAGTAGTGGATGCCGTAAGGGTCCATTACTAATAAACTCGCTTTTAAAGGAGAAAAAACATGTATCCAACTTTAGCAAGATACGAAGTCGCAAACATTGAAAAATTTTTAAATGATGTAGAAAAATATTCTATTGGGATGGATGAGTGGTTTCATAGATTTGGGTCACTACATCAAACAGAAACTAACTATCCTCCATACAACTTGGTAAAAGAAACGAATGTAGATTTTCGTTTGGAAGTTGCCTTAGCAGGATTTAGTCCAAAAGAAGTTGTTGTATATACTGAAAACAATAAACTTTTTGTGGAGGGACAAAAAGAAACAAATAATGAGACGGAGTATTTGCACAGAGGACTAGCAACAAGAGCGTTTAACCGTTCTTGGACTATTTCTGATGATGTTGAAGTAAGAGATGTAAAATTTGAAAACGGAATGCTTATAGTTAAGTTAGGAAAGATTGTTCCAGAGCATCATAAGAGAAAAGTTTGGTTCTAAATAGTATTGAATATCGTCGGCGCTCTGCCACGGAGGGGAAACTGGCAAAATCCAGTTGACTCCCCTCTTTTTTATTGCTATACTGAGTTTAAGATTGGAGGAATTATGTCTGTAAAAATTGCATTGATTAAAACGGGTCAATTTGTCATTGCTGATGTTCAAGAAATGATAGTTGATGATCGCTTGGCGGGATTTTATTTTTATAAACCTTGTCTTGTTAATATTATTGATCCTGAAACGGAACAAAATCCTCAGGGACCAACTCAACTAACTCCAGGAAAAACTTCCTTTAACATTAGTCTTTTTCCTTGGATTCCACTTGCAAAAGGCACACGAGTTCCTGTTGTATCTGATTGGGTGGTAACGTTTACTGATCCAGTAGATATGCTAGCTGAAATGTATGAGAATGATGTTATCAATTCAACTAGGGATTGGAACGAAGGAATGAATCATCCCCCTGAAGAATCAGCAGCAAAGGAAGATGATAACTACGATTGTAAGACTTGCAGATGATGGAAAATATAAAACTAATCTGCCTTTTAGATGGCACAAAATTAATATCCTCAATTGAAGAAGTCTCTGCTGATATTGGAGAACCCGATTGCAAATTGACTAAACCATATCAATTTGCTACGCCAATACAAGGTCTTCCCCCCACTTTAGAAGCATGGTTGTCAGATTTTACCAGTCAGGATATCTTTATGATACACTCTGATAAAATTCTTACACTATCAGATCCAAAACCCACACTACTTGAAAAGTACCAGTCTTTAACTAAATGAGATTTTATACCAACGTACAAATGATCGGGAACAAGTTTCTTGTTCGCGGATATGAGAATGGGCAACATGTAATGTTTAAGGAGGAATACTCTCCAACTTTATTTGTAAAATCAAATAAAGAAACAAAATATAAAACACTTGAAGGTGAATACGTTGAAGCAATAAAACCAGGATTAGTAAAAGATTGTAGAGAGTTCTACAAAAAGTATGATAGCGTAGATGGATTTAAAATCTACGGGAATGATAGGTATGTTTATCAATACATTTCTGATAAGTATCCTGAGGATGAAATTAAATTTGATATCAATAAAATTAAGTTGGTAACTCTTGACATTGAGGTTGCCTCTGAAAATGGATTCCCAGATCCAAAGTCATGTGACCAAGAAATACTTCTGATTACAATTCAGGATTATTCCACAAAAAATATTATTACTTGGGGAAATGGTCCATTTAAAAATACTCAGAGTAATGTTAATTATATTCAGTGTTCTTCCGAGTATGAACTTTTAAATAAGTTTTTGTTTTATTGGGAAAATAATGTTCCTGAGGTTGTTACTGGATGGAACATTCAATTTTATGATATTCCATATATTTGTGGCAGACTTTCTCGCGTTCTCGGTGAGAAAAGAATGAAGAGTTTTTCTCCATGGGGACTCATAACACAAAATGAAGTATGGGTCAATAACCGACAACAAATTTGTTTTGATGTTGGTGGCATTACTCAACTGGATTACCTTGATCTTTATAAAAAATTTACTTATTCTGCTCAAGAATCATATCGTCTAGATCATATTGCAAGTGTTGAATTGGGTCAGAAGAAACTGGATCACTCTGAGTTTGATACTTTTAAGGACTTTTATACCAAAGGTTGGCAAAAGTTTGTAGAGTACAACATCATTGACGTAGAACTTGTTGACCGTTTGGAAGACAAGATGAAACTGATTGAACTTGCAGTTACGATGGCATTTGATGCAAAAGTTAACTTTGTTGATGTGTTTTATCAAGTCCGTATGTGGGATAACATCATTTATAATTATTTGAAAAAAAGAAACGTCGTTATTCCCCCAAAAGACAAATCTGAAAAAAATGATAAGTATGCGGGTGCTTATGTAAAAGAACCAATTCCTGGTGTATATGATTGGATTGTCAACTTTGACCTTAACTCCCTATATCCACATTTGATTATGCAATCAAACATCAGTCCAGAAACTCTGGTAGATGAACGTTGCCCAAATGTATCTGTAGAAAAAATCTTAAAGAAAGAAATTACTCTTGAGATGTATAAGGATTATGCAGTGTGCCCAAATGGAGCTATGTTTCGAAAAGATATACGTGGAATCCTTCCAGAACTTATGGAAAAAATGTATGGGGACCGTGTTATCTTTAAGAAGAAGATGATTGAGGCAAAGAAACAGTATGAGAAAACCAAGAATAAAGAACTTGTAAAAGAAATTGCTCGCTGCAACAATATTCAGATGGCAAAGAAGATTTCTTTGAACTCTGCTTATGGTGCTATTGGTAATCAATATTTCCGTTATTACAAACTTGAAAATGCTGAAGCAATTACTCTTTCTGGTCAAGTTGCTATTAGGTGGATTGAAGAAAAGTTGAATAACTATATGAACAAACTTCTTAAAACTGAGGGTGTTGATTATGTCATTGCTTCTGATACTGATTCCATTTATATGCATATGGGTCCTTTGGTTGACCGTGTATACGAAGGCAGAGAGAAAACTACTGAGAGCGTTGTCAATTTCCTTGATAAGGTCGCTAAGGTGGAACTTGAAAAATATATTGAAAGTTCTTACCAAGAATTGGCAGAATACATGAATGCTTATGAGCAGAAGATGCAGATGAAGCGTGAGAATATTGCTGATCGTGGAATTTGGACTGCTAAGAAACGTTATATTATGAATGTCTGGGACAGTGAAGGTGTTCGTTACTCTGAACCCAAACTGAAGATCATGGGAATTGAAGCAGTTAAATCATCAACTCCAGCTCCTTGTCGTCAAATGATTAAGGATGCACTTAAACTTATGATGAATGGGACTGAAGATGATGTGATAAATTACATTGAAGAATGTAGGACTAAGTTTAAAAAACTTTCTCCAGAGGAAGTTTCTTTTCCAAGATCTGCTTCTGATATTCAGAAATATCAATCATTTTCAAACATATATGCTCCCAAAACTCCAATGCATGTTAGGGGAGCATTGCTCTTTAATTACTATATTAAGGACAAAAAACTTACGAATAAGTATTCTCTCATTCAAAATGGAGAAAAAGTCAAGTTTTGCTATCTCAAAAAACCAAATATTATTCATGAAAATGTTATCTCTTTCATTCAAGACTTCCCAAGAGAACTTGGATTAGAAAAATATGTTGATTATGAGTTGCAATTTGATAAAGGGTTTCTTGAACCTTTAAAAATCATTCTTAATGCAATCGGATGGTCTTCTGAAAGAACTAGCACCCTTGATGCTTTCTTTATCTAATGCTATACTGTTACTAATTGGAAAAATATTATGGACTTCTTAAAGGATATTGTAAAAGAAATTGGTGATGATTACACCAAACTTGCCTCAGATATTGATGAAACAGAAACTTATGTTGACACGGGTTCATACATTTTTAATGCACTGGTTTCAGGTAGCATATTTGGTGGTGTATCTGGCAATAAGATTACTGCTATTGCTGGAGAGTCTTCTACTGGAAAAACTTTCTTCAGCCTCGCCGTTGTTAAGAATTTTCTTGATACCAATCCCGATGGTTATTGTCTCTATTTTGATACTGAAGCTGCTATCACTAAATCTCTATTAGAATCTCGTGGAATTGATACTTCTCGTCTTGTTGTTGTTAATGTTGTTACAATTGAAGAGTTTCGTAACAAAGCACTCAAAGCGGTAGATCTGTACATGAAAAAACCTGAAGGAGAGCGCAATCCTTGCATGTTTGTGCTAGACTCTTTGGGGATGCTTTCTACGAGTAAGGAGATTAATGATGTTCTGAATGATAAAGAAGTTCGTGATATGACTAAATCGCAACTTATCAAAGGCGCTTTCAGAATGTTAACTCTTAAATTAGGACAAGCAAATGTACCACTCATTGTCACAAATCATACATACGATGTCATCGGAGCTTATGTACCAACGAAAGAAATGGGGGGAGGTTCTGGACTCAAGTACGCAGCAAGTACGATTATCTATCTCAGCAAAAAGAAAGAGAAGGATGGAACGGAAGTGGTCGGAAATATTATCAAGGCTAAGACTGCTAAATCGCGTTTGAGTAAGGAGAATAAAGATGTTGAAGTCCGTTTGTATTATGATGAGCGCGGTCTTGATCGTTACTATGGTCTTCTGGAACTTGGTGAGATTGGTGGACTCTGGAAGAATGTAGCGGGACGCTATGAAATTGATGGTAAGAAGATTTATGCTAAGCAGATTCTGAAAGAACCTGAAGTGTATTTCACTGAAGAAGTAATGCAACAACTAGATCAAATCGCACGTAAGGAATTTAGTTATGGAGAAAGTTGAGTTTCTAATTCTTAGAAACCTGTTATTTAATGAGGATTATGTAAGAAAAGTTTTACCATTCTTAAAAGAAGAATACTTTGAAGATCCAGAACAAAAAATTATATATCAAGAAATTAATAAATTTCTTTTAGAATATAATACAATTCCAACTAAAGACATTCTGTGTATTGAAGTTGAGAGAAGAAATGATGTTACTCAAGAGCAGTTTCAAAAACTTGTCCATTTGGTCAGCACTCTTGAAAATGTTCCTGTAGAACTAACTTGGTTGATTGATACTACTGAAAAGTGGTGTCGTGATCGTGCCATTTATTTGGCACTTATGGAATCAATCCAACTAGTTGATGGTAATGGAAGTAAGAGTAGGGATGCTATTCCTTCCATCCTACAAGATGCTCTTGCAGTTTCATTTGACAATCACGTTGGGCATGATTATCTACAAGATTATGAAACAAGATATGAATCTTATCACAGAACAGAGGAGAAAATTGAATTTGATCTTGATTACTTTAACAAAATTACAAAAGGTGGGTTACCTTGTAAGACTCTTAATATCGCGCTTGCTGGTACAGGTGTCGGCAAATCTCTATTCATGTGCCACGTCGCTAGCTCCGTGTTGCTGCAAGGGAGGAACGTTCTCTACATTACAATGGAGATGGCAGAAGAAAAGATTGCTGAACGAATTGATGCAAACTTATTGAATGTTAATATTCGAGATATTGTAGATCTTCCCAAATCTGTATTTGAGAATAAAGTCACAAATATTGCAAAGAAGACGCAGGGAACATTAATCATTAAAGAGTATCCAACTGCATCAGCACACTCTGGTCATTTCAAGTCTCTTTTGAATGAACTTGCTCTAAAGAAATCATTTAAACCAGATATTATTTTCATTGATTATCTGAATATTTGTGCTTCCAGTAGGTATAAAGGAAATAGTAATATCAATTCTTATACTTTTGTGAAAGCAATCGCTGAAGAACTTCGTGGTCTTGCTGTAGAATTTAATGTTCCTATTGTAAGTGCCACTCAGACCACTCGTTCTGGTTATGGTTCTTCTGATGTTGAACTGACTGATACTTCTGAATCATTTGGTCTTCCTGCAACTGCTGACTTAATGTTTGCTCTAATTTCTACAGAAGAACTAGAAGAACTTGGACAAATTCTTGTAAAACAACTTAAGAACCGTTATAATGATCCAACCATCCATAAGCGTTTTGTGATTGGTATTGACCGCGCTAAAATGCGTCTTTATGATTGCGAACAATCTGCTCAGAATGATATCCTTGACAACGGAAAAGATGAAGAGTATGATTATGAAGATAAAAAACCTAAAAAAACATTTGAGGGATTTAAATTCTGATGACTAATAAAGTGATTGACACTAATAAGTATATTGATTTTGTACGTCAAACAACGAGTCCTGCAAGTAGTGATGTTGCACAACTTCTTGCTCGTATTAGTGAACTTGAAGCAAGTGATGATGCCGATGTTCCTCGTCTAGTAACCGCTGCTCTGGGTATGAGTGCTGAGGCAGGTGAGTTTACTGAAGTTGTAAAGAAAATTCTCCTTCAAGGAAAACCATATAATGAAGAAAATATTTTTCATCTGAAACGAGAACTAGGAGATATTTGTTGGTATCTCGCTCAAGCATGTATGGCTCTTGATACTAATTTTGAAGAAGTTCTTCAGATGAACTATGAAAAACTGAGTGCTCGTTATCCTAATGGAACTTTTGATATCTATCGTTCCGAGAATCGCGTTGAGGGAGATGTATGAGTGATAAACCAATTACTCTAGAAGATTATAAAGAAGTTTCAGAAGAGTTCTTTCCAAAATATCATTTTGTAGCATCTGAACTTGGAGAAGGGTGCAAAACAGAAGACATTCTTAAAGTAATGGAATCTCTTTCTGGATTAGTGCTCAAAAAAAGAGCAGAAAAGAAAAAAGTATCTACTGGATTTAATAAGCAAGTTGAGGAAGAATCATGAGTAAAGTAACCGTTGAAATGGATATACGTTCTGCTGCAGCAGTTCGTCAGGTTTTGTTTGATGCTCAGAAGGGTTATACTACAGATCCTATTAGTACTCCACCTCGTATCTTTGAACTTCGTGAAGTGATTGCTGATCTTGATGATGCAATTAGTCAAGTAGTTGAGTGACTCTATATGGTATTTTTATAAATAACTAAAAAGTATTTGTAAAATGGACATCAAAGATTTTAAGGGCATAATGGAAGCGTATGCTGAAGTGCATACTCCTCAAGAAGTTGATGAAGCAACTGCGATGGCAAAGCGTGGTTATGATGAGGCACCTATTCGCCAAAAAATTGCTAAGTCAACTGGTGGTGGTGCAGCAGCAGATAGAGCAACTAAACTTGCAGACAAACCAACTTACGGAGATAGTGAAAAGCAAAAAGCAAGGGAAAATCTTGCTAGAAAGCAAAGAGGAGATTTCCGTAAGACTACTTCTTCAAGTCCTGGTCTACATGGTTATGCCCATAAGTCTACAGACCCTGCAGTAAAAGCAAAGCAGGCAGCAAGAGGAGCACAGAGAGGATCTGCAGCATTGACTCCTAATGAGAAAAAGCAACTCAATATGGGAGATGAGTCTTTTGATCTGTTTGATACTATTCTTGAGTTTCTCTATGTTGAGGGATATGCAGAAACTTTTGAAGATGCTGAGTGGATGATGGCAAATCTGATTGATGAGGAAGCGATTAATATTATTCTCGGTGAGGAAGAACTTGATGAAGCAATTACCAGTGAAAAGGGTAAAGCAAAAGCAGCAGAAATGATTGCTAACCGTACTCATGCTTCTGGTAGAGCAAAAGCAGGTCAAGGTGATAATGTTGCATTAATCAAGCACATCAGACGCTCTAATAAAGATGGACTTCTGGGAACTCCTCCCAATCGCAAAGTAGCAGGTTCCAATTGGCCAAAATCATATTCTAATGTTGGAAAGGGAAGCAAAGCAGCAAGAAGAGCAGCAGAAATTAATAAAGAAGAGTTTGAGTTCTGGGTAGATGCTCTGGTAGAAGAAGGTTATGACCTTTCTGATTACACCTGGGATGATATGTATGAGTTTTATCTTGATGAAGCAGAAGGTTCCTACGGTAAAACTCCAAAAGCATCTGCAGCATACGGAAAACTTGTTAGTAAGAGAACTAATAAACCAGCATCTGAGTATTCTCAAAGAGGAGAAAAAACTAAAAAAGTGAAGTCCGCTGAGAAGCATATGTGGAGATCTCTTAGAGGTGGTCCTCATTACGGAAGAGGTGAAATGACTGCCAATGATAGAGAAAGAGCAAGATCTGGTGCTGTTCATGGTGTTGGAAGAACTCAAGATCATGACTATCCTTCAGAGGGTCCTGGCGGCGTAACCAAGAATCCTAAGAAACTCCGTAAGCAAAAAGCAATGGGTGAGATTGCTAAGGAACAGTTTGAAGCGTGGCTTGATGAGGCAATGAGTTCTTACGAGAAAAATCGTAAGAGAGCAGCAGCAAGAGCAGAAGCAAGAAATGCTGCAAGAGATGCTGGTAAGACAGGTGTAGTTCCTGGAGTTGGATATGTATCTCCAAGAAGAGAAAAAATTTCTCTAAGAGATAAGTTTGGCGATGCTGCTGGAACTAGAATGGCAAAGGCAAAACCACCTAGTGGTGACGAAAAGCACTGATAACTAAATCAGGAAGTTAGTCCGACCCCTTGACTTTTTAGTTGAGGGGTTTTATACTATATAAGATAGAGGTTAAGTCCCTGTTATGTCCTTATGAGATATATCACACTTAATCCATCTGGGGAATTAGCTCAGTTGGTAGAGCATCGCCTTTGCAAGGCGGGTGTCAGGAGTTCGAGTCTCCTATTCTCCATTCTAAATATCTAAAAGCGTAACCTTTTAGTTTTATGGCAAACTCTATAAAGAGTAATATTTTTGCAATCTTAAGTTCTGTCTTATCTCAGAATAATATGGGGAGTATTTCCGTCACTGAAGATAGTATTGTTGAAATAAATGAAAATGGCACATTTGTTTATGAAGTTTCAAATATGCCAAGAAGTAGAAGTGTGAGACAAGTTATATTTGATGGAATTTTAGAAAATCTATATCTTGAGAATTATGTTTTTTCAAAGAAAAAGTCAGCAACAATATCTGGAAATAGAATATCAAGTGAAGTTGGAATTCTTGTAGATCAAACTAAAACATATGGGTTGGTCTTAAAACCAGGAACTTCTTCATCTGAAAGAGTCAGGAAGATGAAGCCAAAAGATATTGGTATTGAGGGAAAAAGACTGACTCCAGCAGCTATTAAAGATGCAGTTAAGAAATATATTGGTGAGGATAGTGTAATATGGAACTCAGTTGTATCTAAAGCATTTGACGAATTTGATAAAAATTTATCAACTACTTTTCATGGAATTTTAGAATTTGGTAGTGAAGCTATAGAAATATTTTCCGCTTATGCTTTACTTAAAAGATTATCGGGATCGGCATCTCTAAGAAAAATGATTGGAGTTGAAAACATTCCAGGAGGAGTTGCAAAGTGGACTGTTTATTTTCCAGTAGGTGCAAACTATCCTTTAGTTGATTATTTTCTAGTTCCTCCAGGCGTTAGGCAGGTTGAGGGAAATTCAATAAAAGTATCTGTTAAGAATGCTGCATTTGGTTCATCACCAAATGTCGTAAAACCAAAAGATTTATTTTCTAACGTTAGAGAAATAAATCAATGGAAAAGGTCAAAGGGTCAGGGAAATATTGGAGAATATTACACTATGCTGGGGGGAGTTACTAAAGCATCTCCTCAAGCATCAAAAACATCTTCTTTATATCCATTGTACTCCGCTGCTATACTTGCAAAATCTAAAGAAAGTCAATTTAGAGAAATATGTCGTTATGCCTTAGATCATCATAGATATTCTGGAAATAAAAATGCTGCAATAACAACTTTAGTTAATTATTTTAAAAATTGTGATCCATCTAAAATTAAAAAAGCATCTCTGTCTCAAAATGATGATTTAACTTCTTTACTTAAAAATAGAAATTCTGTTGGACAAGTAATGCCACAGTTAAATGATCTTTTAACCAATACGGTTATTAATAGAAGTAGTAGAAGAGACTATAGACCCAATGTTGGAGCATTAAGTTTATTTTTTGAAAAGGGATTTACTAAAGCATCAGAACCAAATAATTCTTTAAATTTTAAAGAGATGTTTTATGATAGAGCAATTTTGAATGAGCAAGTTGTCTATGTTACTTCTAAAGAAAATGTTAATCCAAGTAGAGGATCTACTCGTCTATATTTTGATATTATGTCGAAAAATAATTGGAGTAAGTTGAAAGGAAATTGGATGAAGTTAAGAAGTAAAAACAATCTTGGTAATTTACAAGATGCTCTAGGAATCGATCCCAGACTTTGGGGCGGAACATAAACATAAATATAAGTATATCAACACAAAAAATGAAAAGTTTTTTACAATTTCTTTCTGAAGCATCAAAGTCTCTTGCTGTTCAGCAAGCATCTCGTCTCGGTTTAACTGGAGATGGGCATGGTGGATGGTACGATAAAAATGGAGAATTTACAGCGAAGACTGAGGGTGGAAAACTTAAGTTTTATAATAAAAATCAAAAAATTGGAAAGCAAGACCCTCCTCAAGAAAAAAAAGTAAAGGATCAAGAAATTCCAAAAGAAGTTCAGTCTCAGCAAGAACCTCAAGTGGAAGGTCCACCTCCAGTACCAAAAACAAAAGGAACTTTAACTATTGCTTTTGGGCGGTTCAATCCACCAACAACTGGACATGAAAAACTTTTAAATACCGTAGCAACATCTTCTGATGATGGTGATTATATTATTGTTCCATCAAGAAGTCAGGATAAGAAAAAGAATCCATTAGATGCTGATACTAAAGTTTCTGTTATGAGGCAAATGTTTCCTCAGCATAGTGAAAGAATTATAAATGATCAGGCAAATCGTACCATCTTCGATGTTCTTAAAAAGGCACATATGGATGGATATACTAACGTAAGAATTGTAGGTGGTGCTGATAGAGTTAATGAGTTTGAAAAACTTTCCAATAATTATAATGGTAAACTCTATCAATTTGATAATTTAGAAGTTCGTTCTGCTGGGGAAAGGGATCCTGATTCTGAAGATGATGTGTCTGGTATGTCTGCATCTAAGCAAAGAAAGGCCGCAGCAGAAGGAGATTTTAAAACCTTTAGAAAAGGAGTTCCTTCCACATTCAATGAGAAACAAGCAAAAGAACTCTATAATACCATTCGTGCTGCAATGAATATTAAAGAGGGATGGAATCTTTGGGAAATTGCTCCTAAGTTGGATTGGAAAAACCTTCGTGAAAATTATATCCAAGAAAACATTTTTAGAATTGGAGATATTGTTGAAAATCTTAATACTGGACTAGTTGGACGTATTATTCGTAGAGGAACAAATTATTTGATTTGCGTTACTGAAGATAGTATTATGTTTAAATGTTGGATTAAAGATGTGGTGGAATCTAAAAAAGCAGCAGATAAAGAGGATCATAAACCCGTATCATACGGAGCATTTGTCCCTCAAACAAGAAATATTCAAAGTGGATTTACTAACAAATCTGGAGTTCCTGCCGACCAAAGAGAAGTTGGAACGGATGCATATCGTGAATATACAATGAAAATGACGGGAACAAAAGAAATTAAGAATTTCATAAATAAGTATAAGAAGAAATAGTACGAATTCTACAACAATGACAACCAATAATATTTTTAATGACATCTCTTCTATTTACGTTGAGGAGGTGTTTAAACCACAGCTTGGAAAGGCATCTGCATCAGCACCAGCGAGTCCATCTGGACCAGAAAAGAAAGGAGGTGCTGCTCCATCTGGCGGTGGTGAAGAAGGTGAAATGAAGAGAGTACGCCAAGCAGTTTATGATATTAGATATAGAGCAAGAAGAGAGGATGTTCCTCTAGAGCAAGCATTCAATCAGTACATGTCAAATACTTCAATGAATGCTGTTGAAAAGAAAGCAGTTAAAGAAAAACTTGGAATTGGTCCTGCTGGTGGAGGAGGTGGATCTACCCCAGTTAAAGAAGAAGTAGAAACTAAGAAGTATCAAGTACGTGTAACTGATAGACTTACTGGTAAGTCATATGTTCGTATGGCAACCAGAGAAAAGATTAATCAACTGAGAGCAAATAAAAATATTTCTTCAGTTGAAATGACTCAGTATGGTTCTCCTTATGAAGGAGAAGCAAAAAAAGGTAGTCAAACTGCAAAAGTTACCTCTGGTAAGGGACTTGATCCAGTAGGTAAAGAAGATTCTAAAGGTGATATTGATAATGACGGAATTCCAGCGAAAAAAGATAAAAATGACCAATATCTTTTGAAGCGCCGCAAAGCAATTGGCAATGCGATGTCAAATAGAAAAGGTAAGGTTGAAGAGGGATTCTCAAACTGGAGAGAAGATCTTCGTGAAGTAGTATCTGATGATATTGAGATTCAAAAAAAAAATCAAGTAAAAGAAAAAAAAGTCAATAATTATAACGGAAAAGATAAGTGCATCAATCTTTCCCCCAAACTTGAGGAATCTGTTATAATTGAATCTATTGAATTGACTGAAGAATTTATTAATGAATCTATTAATGTAGCAGCAGAATATTTCTTCAATGAGGGATTAAATGATGAGGGAGTTGAAATTGTAATTGAAGAACTTGGTTTAGATGCTTTTGTTGAGTTTATTTTTGAACTTAACGAGTCTGTAATTACTGAAAAAGTAGAAACACGCTTACAGAAGAAAGCAGCAGGAGCACCTCTTAAGGGTCCAAAGGGAAGCAAAGTTCAGAGTTCAACTAACGCTGCTTTAAAGAAGTATGGTTTAACTAGAAAGATTGATTCTGAAGGTCCGTCATCTACTGTCAAGAAAAATAGAAAAGTTGAAGCAAAACCAGAAGTAAAAGCAGCTGTAGACACTGCAAAAGAAAGTCAACCAAAGAAAAGACCTGTTCTTGATGCAATTGCTAGAGAAGTAAATAAGGGAATGAAAAGACATAGAGAAGCAATGAGTGCTGCTCGTGAAACTGGGAAGACAATTGGTAAGGCAGCAAAGGGAGCATCTACTGTTGCTAAAGGATTTGCTTCTGGAGTAAGTGGAGCATCCAGACTTGCTGCTAGACTTGTTAGAGGTGAAGAGTTTGAACATGTTCTTGAAGAACTCACAAATTCAGAACTATATTTCCTTTCTAATGATCTAATTGAAGAGGTTGTAACTGAAGTCTTCTATGAGTGTATTGATGAGGGATATGATATTGATGAGATTCAAGAAGTACTTACGGAATCTCTAGATATTTCTTTAGAAAGTTTATTGGTCGAAGAAGATCGTTATGCATTGGCAGCTGCAACTTCTAAGAAGAATGCAAAACTAATTGCTAAAAATAAGACAGCTGAAAGAAGAGCAGAAAAAACTCAAAAAGTAAAGGATACTGTAAAGAGTGTTGGTGATAGAATTAAATCTGCAGGTAAATCAGTAGCTTATGGTGCTGGATATGTCGCAGGTAAGGCAGTTGGTGCTGCTAAGAAAGCAGGCGCCGCAGCTGCAGCAGCAGGAGAAAAAGCAAAAGAAGTTGCTGGAAAAGTATCTTCAACTGCAAAGGCAGGATATCAAGCAGGTAAGGGTGATGATGATTCTGATGAAGGAACAAAATCCTCTGGTTCTTATAGAATTAAGTATAAGACAGCTTCTACAAAGAAGGACAGTAAGAAATCTGGAATGCTTTCTAGAATTGGATCCACTCTTAAGAGTGGACTAAAGAAAGCAATTGCTAGTGGTGCAAGATCAGTTTCTAGAGGTGCTAGAAATGTTGCTCGTAGAATGGAAGAAGAGGTTGCAGTAATTGATGAAAAGATCACTGCTAAAACTGATATGGGAACAGCAATCAAAGACTTCTATTCCTCTCAATCTCCTCAACTGGCAGGAAGAACTAAGGAAGAAAGAAGAAAGGCTGCTATTGCCGCTGTTCTCACTGCCCGCCGCGGCGGTAAAAAATTAGGTGAAGCAGTAACTCAACTGCCTGGAAGAGAAACAACTCCTCCATCAGGAACCACTGCTAAGCAAGACGATATTCAAAGAAAGCAAATGATTGCTAATCGTCAGAAGATGATTCAAAAGCAGCAAATGCTTCAACGTCAACAACTTGCTCAGCAAAAACAAGGTAAGTTACCTCTCAGTGGAGTTGCAGAGGCAATGGATCAAGAGCAACAGCAAGTTGGTGCTCAGCAACAGCAGGGTTCTGGTACTGAAGACAAGAAAGCGGAAATGCTCAGAAAGCAACAACTTGCTAATCGTCAGAAGATGATCCAGAAGAAGCAAATGCTTCAGAGGCAAGAATTGGCGCTGCAAAAGCAAGGAAAACTTCCAATGGAAATGGAAGAGGTTGAATTTGAAATTGAAGAAGGTATGACTATGAAGGACTTCAAAGCAAACCGCAGAAAACTCAAGCGTAGAGAAGCCTCTGCCGATGCTAAGAAGAGAGGTCATGTAGGTAAAGAATGGTACAACAGTGGTAGAACATATTCTCCAGATGAGGCAAAGTCCAACCGTTCAAAACTGGATGATGAAGAAAGAAGTACAAGACATCGTAGTTCTGTAGACCCTGAGGGTGATGATAGTAACTACTCTGCAGATAAAACTAAGAATCCTAAGAAGCAACGTAAGCAGGATGCTATGGGTGAAGAGTTCGTAAGTGAATTAAATCGTTATGAAAAGGAGACTGGTAAGGACTACAAAACTGGAAAACCATCTGTAAAAGGTGGAACAATGGGTGGTAATGATACAAGATCTCAAGTAATGAGATCCGTAATGAAGAGCATGGGGTCTGGTAGGTTGGGAGTTCAGCCAAGAGGAAAGAAAAAAGAACCAGGCAAAAAACCACCTAAGGCTGGTGAATATGGAGCTCCAGCATCTCCAGCTCAAAAAGTAGCAAAACGTCGTGCTGCTGCTCAAAGAGCGCAGGATAATATGTCTTCAAGGTTTGATTGAATATTAAAATTAAGTAAAATTCCTAAATACTTTTGAATCCACTCATACGGAGGTTATCATGGGAGCATTTGTAGAACTAGTAAAACCAATTCTTTTTGCAGCATTAAATTCATGCAACACTAAGAAACTTGTCTGCGATCTTTTAGATCGTTATGTAAATACAACTGATAATGATATTGACAATCTACTTGCACAGACTGTAAGAACCGCACTTCTTAGAGATTGTAAGTGATTATTTTATAGATTATAAGAAATTAAATATTAATCTAAGGAGACCAAATCTAAAGGTCTCCTTCTTTATAAATACTCATAGATAAATTTTAGTTTAGTAAAGGTAAAAAGAATGGCACTCTGGGGCATTTCAACAACCACTGAAACAGCGGCAAATAATTATAATATTCCAAAGCATTTGTCAGATGCAGATAGAAATAATACGCCTTGGAATTGCTTTGCCGATGTTCGTGGTTGGGTTTATAGACGTTACGGAACTACAGAAAATTCTGGACTCTCAACAAGTTACTATGATGAAGTTTTGGTTCCAGTATCTGGTTTAAACACAACTGGCATCAGTTCTCATTCAAGAGGACTTGGATTAGCAACCCCAGTTGCTGTTTTCTTTGAGGATCCTAATCAAGCATCACCTATTTCTATTGGCGCTGGAGCGACCAATAGAATTAGAAGAAATGGTCAAACCGCTTATGTCCATGTTGTATGGAATGAGACCGTATTCTGTGGTGCTGGCGCAACTGTATTGCTAGTTGGTGTTAATACTCTTGGTATTGTTACCACATCTGTTGTTGCAACCGCATCATCAGTATTTGCACCATCTGGAGTTTATCCATACACTAATAACGCAGGATTTACCACATACACAACATTCAATGGTCAAATTAGCAACCGTGTTGCGTTTGCATTTACCTGTGGAAGTGCTGGTATTGGAACTATACTGACAATTAATCTTGCTGCAGGTGTGGTCGGAACTATCACAGATTTCTCTGGTGGTGGTGCTGTAACTAAGACCTTTGCATCAGACATTCTAAGAAATGTTGCTGGTGCAGGTACAACATCAGGTGTTGGTATTGGAACAACAACTCTTACAATCGCTGCTTGATTAGTATATGATCTTTAATGAATTGAATGAAGATAACTTTTTGTTATTTGCTATTAAAAATTATGAAAATCCTCAGGCAGTAACTAGAGATGATTTTGATAAAGATCTAAATCATTTTAAGTATATTAAACGTCTTCTGAAGAGATATAAAAAAACAGGTGAGCTTCGTACTCACCTGTTAATTAATCATTTTATAGTTCTTTATAATATCTTTGGAGAGGCAACTACTCCAATGTTGTTTTTTAAAATTGAAAAGGATATGTGGTCTCAAATAAAGACCTTTATTCTATTTTTAAATAGATTACCTCAATTTCCAAAATGTTATATTCATGATATTCCAGTTGATTTGAATTGCCTAAAGCAATTGCAAACTATCTATAAAAAAGATGAGTAAGATAGATAAAGTAATAGAATTATTGAGAGAAATGATGGTTGCAAATGCACCGTCTACTGGAGGTGGATTCGGATCACAATCTTCAGCATTGGGTCCCACAGCAGGAAGAGATCTTCCAGTTGGAATTACTAGCGCATATACTGGGAAAAAAGGAAAAGTTGATTATCGTAAAGTTCCTGTTACATATAGAAATTGGGTAAAATCATTTAAAAAATAAATAAATTTTAGGTAATGAAATATGGTGACATATAACATAATCTAATACAAGAAACAATGTCACCTTTTAACGGAAATAAAGCAGACCTATCGAAATTGGATGTTTTGGAAGCAAAATTTAATATCTACGAAGAACTATCACGACAAATGATGGACAAGTTGGAAGTAGCAGTTAACAAGATTTCTGAAGCAAATAATAAGATAGCAACAATTCTCACAAAACATGATGAAAGAATAGATCAAACTATCAGAAATGATGAGAATTTTTTAAAGCAGATTGAAGAATTAAAATCTGAAAATAGAGAAGATCATAAAGCTGTAATACAACGAATAGAAAAAGTAGAATCCAAATTAGAAGAATTTGGAAAGTATCGCTGGATTGTTGTTGGAGTTTTTGCTGTTGTATCATTTGCTATTTCACAATCGCATATGGTGGTAGACTTTTTAACCACAGATTCTCCTCAAGTACAAATAAAAAATAAATAATTTAGTGTTGGCATAATTGCCAAATGAAAAAAGAATACAAGAACAAAGCAAAAAAATTACTTACCACTTATTCTCTACAAAAGGTTACGAATTCTGTCGTAAAGTGGACAAGTATAATTTCTTTTTATTCAAAACAATATTTGTGAATTGGGATCCTTGACGCTTCACGTTCTCTGGAGTAGAGTACTTACAGTTAAGTATTGGTTATGGATTTTATTGATGTAAAGTACATCAGTTTGATTTCTTCTAGATTTCAAAAGTTTAAAAAGGTCAAAAATAACCTTTACAATTTCAGGTGTCCTATTTGTGGAGATTCTCAAAAGAATAGGAATAAGGCAAGAGGATATCTTTATACTGTAAAAAATAATACAAATTATAAATGCCATAACTGCGGATTAAACATATCCTTTAATAACTTTTTGAAAGATATTGATATTGAAATACATAAACAATATATTTTTGAAAAGTTTAAAGAAGGAAAAACAGGAAAAAACTTTGTTTCTAATGAACCAAAATTTAATTTTGAAGAACCAAAGTTCAAACAAAATATTAACTTACCAAAAGCATCAGAGAATCCTGACTCTGATGCTTATCTAAAAAGTAGAAAATTAAACCCGAATAAATTCTATTACGCGCAAAATTTTAAAGAGTGGGTAAACACTTTAAAACCAACTTTTGATGATATTAAGCATGATGAACCAAGAATTATCATTCCTCTATATTATAAGAAAAATTTAATAGGACTTCAGGGAAGAGCATTAGGTCTTTCAAAAATTAAATACATAACTATCATGCTCAATGATAATGCGCCAAAAGTTTACGGATTAGATGAAATCGATGAAGCACAACCAATTTACATTACCGAAGGTCCATTTGACTCAACATTCATTTCAAACGCGATTGCTCTTTGTGGAGCTGATGGTGATGTTGGTAAGTGGGGTATTAGCGATCCTATTTGGATATATGATAACGAACCACGTAATCGAGAAATCCTATCAAGAATTTCCCGCGTTATCGAAATGGGACAAAAAGTTGTCATCTGGCCTTCAACAATAAAAGAAAAGGATATTAATGAGATGATATTATCTGGACTGGATGTTCAGTCTGTGATAGAATTGAATACTTATTCTGGATTAGAAGCAAAACTTAAATTTACTACCTGGAAGAAAATATGAGCAACGGTACAAAAGTTAACAAGAGGGATGGTCGCATTGAGCCTCTTGACCTAGATAAGATGCATTTGATGGTTGGAGAAGCGTGTAAAGGTCTTGCAGGCGTCTCTGCGAGTCAAGTTGAGATGACTTCTGGTATTCAATTTTATGATGGAATTACCACAGCAGAGATCCAAGAGATCCTTATTCGTTCCGCATCTGATTTGATTGATCTTGATCATCCAAATTATCAGTATGTTGCTGCTCGCCTACTTCTTTTTTCTGTACGTAAACAACTTTACGGGAAGATGAAAGAACTTCCCAATCTTGAACAGCACATTTATAATTGTGTGAATGCTGAAGTGTATGATAGTGAGATTTTCATCAAATACTCTAAAGAAGAAATTGCACGGGCTAATAGTTTCATTGATCATGATCGTGACTATCTCTTCACTTATGCAGGTTTACGTCAAGTCGTTGACAAGTACCTCGTGCAAGATAGAAGCACTAGTGGAGTATATGAAACTCCACAGTTTATGTACATGATGATTGCTCTGACAATTTTTGCAGAGTATCCAAAAGAAACCAGAATGTCATATGTAAAGAGGTATTATGACGCAATCTCAAAGCACAAAATCAACATTCCTACACCAATCATGGCAGGTGTTAGAACCCCACTTCGCCAATTTGCAAGTTGCGTTCTTGTTGATGTTGATGATACCCTTGACAGTATCTTCAGTTCTGATATGGCAATTGGTCGCTATGTTGCTCAAAGAGCAGGAATTGGTATCAACGCAGGTCGAATCCGCGGCATCAACTCTAAAATTAGAGGTGGTGAAGTCCAGCACACTGGCGTTGTACCATTTCTCAAAAAGTTTGAAGCAACTGTCCGTTGCTGTACGCAAAATGGCATACGAGGAGGAAGCGCGACAGTCCACTTCCCAATCTGGCACCAAGAAATAGAAGATATCCTAGTATTAAAAAATAACAAAGGAACTGAAGATAACCGAGTCCGCAAGTTAGACTACTCTATCCAAATCAGTAAACTCTTCTATGAACGATTTATCCAAGATGCAGAGGTCACACTCTTCTCTCCGCATGACGTTCCTGGTCTGTATGATGCTTTTGGGACTGATAGATTTGACGATATGTATGTGGATTATGAACGAGATACATCTGTTCCAAGAAAAACTATCAGAGCTCAAGAACTCATTCTGGATCTTTTAAAAGAGAGAGCAGAAACTGGTCGTATTTACATTATGAATATTGATCATTGCAATTCTCATTCTTCATTTAAGGATAAAGTTGAGATGAGCAATCTCTGCCAAGAAATTACTCTACCAACTTATCCAATTCAACATATTGATGATGAAAGTGGCGAAATTGCACTTTGCATTCTTTCTGCAATTAACGTTGGTAAAGTGAAGTCTGATGAAGAACTTGAAGAACTTTGTGATCTTTCAGTACGCGGTCTTGATGAATTGGTTGACTACCAGAAATACCCTGTAAAGGCGGCAGAAATCGCCACTAAGGCACGTCGTTCACTTGGTATAGGATTTATTGGGTTAGCGCACTATTTGGCAAAACTTGGATTTAATTATGACTCTCAAGAAGCATGGGATGCCGTTCATGGACTTTCCGAATCTTTCCAATATTATCTAATTAAGTCATCTAATCAACTTGCTAAGGAAAAGGGTCATTGCGAATATTTTGGTCGTACAAAGTATGCTGATGGTATTCTTCCAATTGATACTTATAAAAAAGATGTAGATGAAGTTTCTTCTATTGAGTTGCAACATGATTGGGAAAGTTTACGTGCCAGTGTTTTGGCATATGGACTGCGACATTCGACACTGTCCGCACAGATGCCATCGGAGAGCAGTTCCGTTGTGTCAAACGCAACCAATGGAATCGAACCACCTCGTGGATACTTGTCCATTAAGAAGTCGAAGAAAGGTCCACTTAAGCAAATTGTTCCTCAGTATCAAACACTTAAGAACAATTATACGCTTCTGTGGGATATGCCTAGCAATCGTGGGTATATACATATTGTTGCTATTATGCAAAAGTTCTTCGATCAAGCGATTTCTGGAAACTGGTCCTATAATCCAGAAAATTACCCAGATAATGAAGTTCCTGTTAGCGTAATGGCACAAGACTTCTTAACAACATATAAGTACGGGTGGAAGACTTCATATTATCAAAATACTTATGACATTAAAACTGATGAAGTAGTTGATGATACCAAAGAAAAAATGGATTCGCTAATTAGTCAGATCCTAGCGTCAGATAGTGAAGATGATTGCGAATCTTGCAAAATTTAAAACCATTAAATAATTCATGTGAAAGGAGGAGAGTATGCAGTTTAAAATTTCTTCAGCAGAGGAAAATCAAACCCAAATTAAAGGAATGACAGTTTTTAACACTGAAAAGGTAGATACCAAAAAACAACCAATGTTTTTTGGCAAACCACTTGGAATTCAAAGATATGATTCTTATAAGTATCCAATCTTTGATAAACTGACTACTCAACAACTCGGATACTTCTGGAGACCTGAAGAGGTATCTCTCCAGAAGGATCGTGGAGATTATCAAACCCTGCGTCCTGAGCAGAAGCATATCTATACTTCTAATCTAAAGTATCAGATCATGCTTGACTCTGTTCAGGGTCGTGGTCCTGGTATGGCATTTATTCCCTACTGTTCTTTGCCAGAACTTGAAGCGTGTATGGAAGTATGGGGATTTATGGAGATGATCCATAGTCGCTCATATACTTACATTATCAAGAATATATACTCAGATCCATCTGAGGTATTTGATACTATCATCACAGATGAACGTATTCTTGAAAGAGCTAAGAGCGTGACAGAATCTTATGATGACTTTATTCAGTCAGCACAAAGTTATGGAACATCTAATGATTGGATGTTCAGGCTTGAAGGTGTTTCCAATGCAAAAGAAACGATCAATGATGTTAAAAGAAAACTCTATAGAGCAGTCGCAAACGTTAACATTCTTGAAGGTATTAGGTTCTACGTTAGTTTTGCTTGTAGTTTCGCATTCGGTGAACTTAAGCTTATGGAAGGATCCGCTAAAATCATCTCTCTTATCGCAAGAGACGAAAACCAACATCTAGCTATTACTCAGAACATCCTGAATAAATGGCGTGATGGTGATGATCCAGAAATGAAGCAAATTATGAAGGAAGAAGAAGAGTGGACATACAAAATGTTCGATCTTGCTGTAAATGAAGAAAAAAAATGGGCAGATTATCTGTTCAAGGATGGAAGCATGATCGGTCTTAATGATAAACTTCTTCAGCAGTACGTAGAGTGGATCGCAAATAGAAGAATTAAAGCAATTGGGCTAAAGCCCCAATATGATATTTCAGCAAACAATAACCCACTTCCTTGGACTCAGCACTGGATTTCCTCTAAAGGTCTCCAGGTGGCACCCCAGGAAACGGAGGTAGAATCATATGTTGTTGGGGGTATTAAACAAGATGTTACCAAAAATACTTTTGCAGGATTCCAATTATGATGAATGGTGTGAACAGGAAATCCTGAACGCATATCAAGAAGCAGCAGAATGTGATGAATATTTGTTTGGAGATTATGATTATCAAACTGAATGGTTAGGTAAAACACATAATGATGTTGTATAGATAGAGGAGGTAGCACTCCTCTTTTTTTATGCCTAAAAATCAATTAGTTAAAGATGAATTGAAAGTTCGTATTTTAGGATTAAAGGATAAACTTTATAAGGAACATGTTAGACACGACATGGACATGAAAGGACTTGCTCATAAATATCTCAATGAAGTTCTTGATATAATTGATGAGTATAGATATTGACTATGAGAATCCATGGATCTATAATGGAAATCCTTTTAGCAGCGCCAATATTGGAGAATATTTTGGTTTTGTTTATTTAATTACCAATAATTCCAATGGAAGGAGATATATTGGGAGGAAGTACTTCTTCTCTTTTAGAACGCCTAAGGGAAAGAAAAGAAAAGTAAAATCTGAATCTGATTGGAAAAAATACTATGGGTCTTGTCCAGAGCTTAAAGAAGACGTTGAAAAATATGGTAGGGAAAGTTTTAGTAGAACTATCCTCTCATTACATAAAACAAAGGGCAAAACAAACTTTGAAGAGACAAAGCAACTCTTCACAAATAATGTCCTCACAGAATCCCTTGACGATGGAACCCCAGCGTTCTACAATAGCAACATCCTCTCAAGGTACTTCCGAAAAGATTATTATGGAAACAACGATTAATGCGGCGATTCAAGTCCGTGATTGGTCAATCGACCGTATTCACCAGTTGTCAGAATCTGAAAATACAGAAGACCATCTTAATGCAATTGCAATTTCTGAAGAATTTTCAGAATGGATTGATCTAGAAGAAGAAGAGGATCTGAATTATATGTGTTTGGAGTTGGAAGATGATTTTGGAGATCAGGAGATTGATGTTCGGTGATCCAAACACTTGACAGATCCTAAATATTAACTTATTATGTTAAGATTCACAACTATGTGGATCTTTTTTATTATGAGACTTTGAGTGTCATTTAGAGCCGTGGGCGCTGCCCCTGAGAAGGGGAACTTCTCCTTTGCCTATACGGATGTAGAGTTCAATTTAAATTAGTGCAAAATTTCTTTACAGTAGCCCTGCCTCTTATGGCTGCGGTTACAACCAGTACGGCATCACTGCCATTCGTCAACTACAAGATGCAAGGTCCTCCACCACCAGTGGAAAATAAACCCTTTTCCATTATTAAAGAATTTGATCTTGTAGATGAAAAGAAGACAGCAATCCGCGAGGTTGCTCCCGAAAAGCCTAAAGAGACAAGGTTAATTTGTAAAGGGTGTAATGAACATGAGAATGCTACCCTGGCATACTTCCAGGATCGTGGTATTAAAGACAGAAACGCCCTTGCTACCATCATGGGCAATATTCGTCAGGAATCAACTTTTGTTCCTAACATTTGCGAAGGTGGTAGTAGAACCAGTTGGAGTAACTGCGGACGTGGTTACGGACTGATTCAATGGACATCTGCCGATCGTTATTATGGATTGGGTGATTTCGCTAAGAAGTTTGGTGGTTCTCCATCAGCACTTCCAACGCAACTTCGTTATCTAACGACTGAAGTTCAATGGAAACGAATTGAAGACAGGATGAAAACTCCTGGTAAGTCTATCAATCGTTACATGGACTATGCGTATAGTTGGATTGGTTGGGGGCATCATGGTGCTCGCACATCGTATGCTCATGAATATGCTTCCAAACTGATCACGGTAGAAGTTTGATACAATAGAATATACAACTGAATAATAAATAGAGGAGAGCGGTTGCTACTCCTCTTTTTTTATGTTTAATTTTAAATTTGGTAAGAAGAAGTAGATAATCCCTATAAAACTGATATCGTAGCAACCCTCTCACAGCGCCTCAGAGTGCCCTCAGAGCGTCTCTGAGAGGTCTTAGAGCGTATCTGATATTTGGTCTCCGTTGGTCCTTATGACCTTAATCTGCTTGACAGACCTATAATATCTAATTAAAATACCTTTGTTAGGGTTGAAGATAAGTTATAAGAAGCTTTAAAGATCTTAGAAATAAATATATAAAGATCCATTGGACAATATCATGGGAATAGATAATCTTCCCGATTCAGAAAAAGATGCAGTTGATCTTCTTGCAAAAGCAGGTTATTTAAAAGCAAGTAACGATAAAATAGAAGTTTCATTAGAATCTGCAAATACTCTAAACATTCAACCAAAAGGAAATGCATTTGGTGCAAAGGTTAGAGTTGAAAATGATGGAACTATTACTCCAATTTTAACTTTTGATACTAAGAAACTAAGAGATAAACAAAATTATACTCCACCAGATGATCTGATAGATAAAGCACTAGAAGATTTTTGGGAGAATCAATAATGTTTAAATTATTTGAAGTTAAAGAAGGTAAATTAAAAGTATTGCCAACATTAAGTCCAAAATATGTGAAGGGATTTATTATTTCTTCTGTAATCTTATTGTTAATATCTGGTTTATCTGGATGGTTAAAAATGGATGAAAAACAGTTATGGAAAATATATAATGCTATTATCCAACACTTTGGATTGACACAAGAAATACCAAAACCTAAAGATATAGAAAAAGAAATTGAATCTAGAGTAGAATTGGAAGTTGATAAAGCAATCAGAGATTATGAACGTTTAACTGGAGATAGTGGAATAGTTAAAGTACCTTCACCTACATACATAGAGAAACCAATTGATAATTCTTTATGCTACACTGAAGAGTGTAAAAAACTTGGAGGAGAAATGAGACTCTGTTCTCCATGGGTTGACAACTGCCCCAAAAAGTGATATTCTTATTAAGTTGGTTTCAGAGATCTCCGAGACTTAACACTTGACAATCAATCCAATTAAATGGTATTATTGGTCAGTACACAAGGGAGTGTAGCTCAATTGGCAGAGCGGGAAGCTTATACCTTCCGTATACGGCAGATTACCGTGCGGTTGGGGGTTCGAGTCCCTCCACTCCTATTACCTCTCTAAGAGGTATATTTTGCGGGACGGTGGTGGAATTGGTAGACACACCAGACTTAAAATCTGTCGGGCATTGCCTGTGAGGGTTCAAGTCCCTCTCGTCCTACTTGACAATTGAATTCATATCGGATAAAATTGTCTCATGACTCAATAGCTCAGATGGATAGAGCAACTGCCTTCTAAGCAGTCGGTCGTAGGTTCGAGTCCTACTTGAGTCGTTGACTTTTTATTGAAAAGTCTTATAAATAAACATACTTAGGTCGAAAACAATGTCTTTCCAAATGAACAAACAGATTAGTACTCTTGATTGCCGCTATTGGCATATTGAGGGCACTCCCCTGTTTGCGAATATGGAAAAACATATGTAAGATGTAATCCATAAAAGCAAAAAGACAGGGGAGGAAACTTTTAGTTTCTCTCCCCTTTTTTGTTGTCTGTGACAGTTTCCTAAGCGTCCACCAACCTCCCCCCCAGAGATCAAACGGTGGTATTGTAATCAAGTGGTCAAGAGACCAGAACCTAGACAACTGAATATTTATCCTATATTATTTGGGTCTGTAACTCAGTTGGTAGAGTAGCGGGCTTTTAACCTGTAAGTCGTCGGTTCGAGTCCGACCAGACCCATCGTGGGAGGATTTCCGAGTGGTTAAAGGAATCTGACTGTAAATCAGACGGCTCTGCCTTCACAGGTTCAAATCCTGTTCCTCCCACCTTGACCCTATAGTGAAGCGGTTATCACGCCACCCTGTCACGGTGGTATCACGAGTTCAAATCTCGTTAGGGTCGTTGCTACGCTGCCTGTGGAGTGTTCCTCCTTGGCGGTTGTAGCATCAAGTTCCTATCGACTAGCGGTTAGGTCACCACCCTTTCAAGGTGGCAGCACGGGTTCGAATCCCGTTAGGAATACTTTGGAACCGTAGCTCAGCGGTAGAGCACTCGGCTGATAACCGAGCGGTCACAAGTTCAAATCTTGTCGGTTCCACCTTGGAAGATTGGCTGAGAGGTCTAAAGCAACGGTTTGCTAAACCGTCGAAGGAGTAATCCTTCCGTTGGTTCGAATCCAACATCTTCCGTTTGGCAGTGTAGTTCAGTGGTAGAACAAGAGATTCATACCCTCTATGTCGGTAGTTCAATTCTACCCACTGCCTTGTGTCGTTAGCCTAGTGGTAAGGCATCGGTTTGTGGAACCGACTAGATGGGTTCAATTCCCATACGGCACCCCGCCCTTATAGCTCAGTGGTAGAGCAACTCACTAGTAATGAGTAGGTCGTTGGTTCAAATCCAATTGAGGGCTTGGGAGATCGTCTAATGGTAGGACACCGCCCTTTGAAGGCGTTTATCTAGGTTCGAGTCCTAGTCACCCAGTATATCCATGTAGCCCAATTGGAAGAGGCAATAGACTAAGGATTTATTTGTTGGAGGTTCGAGTCCTCTCATGGATACTATGTTGGATTGGTGTAATTGGTAGCACGGTGGTCTCCAAAACCGCTAGTGGGGGTTCAAGTCCCTCATCCTTCGCCTACGCCCTGATAACTCAGTGGAAGAGTGCTTCGCTACGAACGAATAAGACGGTGGTTCAAATCCTCCTCAGGGTGTATAATTAAAATCTAAATAACAAATGTATAGGTGTTTAGTATGGAATACATAGAACCTTATTCAACAATATTGGTTCTCAATAGTTCATATGAACCTCTTCACTTTACAAATTGGAAAAGAGCCGTAGTTCTTTGTTTTAAAGAAAAGGCAAAAATTATTTCAAAAAGAATAATTAAATTAGTAAATTATGTAAAACTTCCTTTCATGAACGAAAAGGAAACTTATCCATCTCGTGCCTTGATATATAAAAGAGATGATCATGAATGTCAGTATTGTGGAACAAAAAATGATCTTACAATAGACCATGTGATTCCAAGATCAAAAGGCGGAAAGGATACCTGGGATAACTTAGTTGCATGTTGTATGACATGTAATGTTAAAAAGGGCAATAAGTCTTTAAAAGATACTAATATGAAACTAAAGTGTGAACCAAAAGCACCTTTTAGTCGCGTAATGTTAGATCTTGAAAAAAGTAGAGTTCATGAATGGAAAGAATTTATATTTGGTGAAGGGGCTTGACAAGGGATCAATCATAGGTTACAATATTATCATTGGCAGTGAAGGTCCAAACTTCATGTAAGTCCTACTCCTCTTATGCCTCTCATAGAAGCACAAATCAAGAGGACTATGCGGAATTAATTCAGCGGTAGAATGTCAGCCTTCCAAGCTGAACGTCAGGGGTTCGAATCCCCTATTCCGCTCTTGGAGACTAATCTCCATACACACAAACACACAGGAGTAAATAAATGTCACCTTACGAACTTCGTTTTGAAATATTCAAGCAAGCATATAATATGCTAAATGATCAGTTCAGTATTGAAACGGATACTGCTCGTTATTGGAATGCAAATTCTTCAAATACTGTGAAGATGGATTATCCAGAGTTTCCAACTCTACGGGATGTTCTTAAGCAAGCAGAAACGATTAATGATTTTGTAAGTTCTAAGTAGTATAACATTCCACAATAGCTCAGCGGTAGAGTCGGTGACTGTTAATCACTTGGTCCCTGGTTCGAATCCAGGTTGTGGAGTTGGAAGGACTAGAAATGTCTGGTTCTTTCAAATTGAAAATGCTGGACAAACTTTGGAGGTATAAACCCTTGCAAGGTCTCCCACCCCATTGATCTGGGTGCCTTCCTGAGAACAGGAAAAATAAGGTTTGGTGTTTTCTCTCGCAGAAAGTGTCTTCTGCTGGTGATGGCCACTCATCACCTTTCCCTCTGGTAGTCTATTGGTAAGGACGGGTGGATAACACACATGGAAACTGGGTTCGATTCCTAGACAGAGGGCATGGGCGATTAACTCAGCGGTAGAGTGCCTCCTTTACACGGAGATGGTCACTGGTTCGAATCCAGTATCGCCCACTTGTATAAATACTTGAAAAAAGTATAATGGAAACACTATATAAATTACTTTCCGACACTCAAGCAAGTCTTTTTGTACTTTTTCAAAAGACTTGGGTATATCATTGGAATGTAGTTGGAGAAGATTTCAAACAATTTCATGATTTGTTTGGCGAACAATATGAAGCAATGTTTGATGAGGTAGATCGAATCACTGAACATATGAGATTTTTGAATGTAAAACCAGTTCCAACTCTTTCTAGAATTACTGAAGTTTCTCATATTACTGAGACAAATAGTGGGCTAGATACTATGGGAATGATTCGTGATCTATTAGAAGGTCATCAGAAAATTGTAGAACTTTTGACTCAAGTATCAGATGAAGCAGAGTCAAATAAATCAAAAGGAACTATAAACCTTGTTGATGATTTAAATGAAGCGCACGGTAAATTTATTTGGATGTTAAGATCGTTTACACAATGATAGGATTTATGAATCATGATTATAGTAAGATGTAAAGATTGTAACAAAGAGTTGACCAGTACGAATAAAATTCAGGTTTGTGGTTGTCACAATATGATGACTGTAAAGGGTGATAGTGTTTCAGCTCTTGACTTAAGTAGAGTAATTATGGTAAACTCTACACAGAAAGAACAAAGAAATGTTCTTACTTCTCAAGATATTGCCTGGCAAGAGGCAAGAAGACAACGTAAAGTCCGTAAACTAGACTTTGAGGTTCGTTAATAAACAACCTCCAATATTGGAAAGGTGGCCGAGTGGTTTAAGGCAGCAGTCTTGAAAACTGCCGTGTGATGAGCACCGTGGGTTCGAATCCCACCCTTTCCGTTTTAAAAATGTTATCGTCTCATAACAATCTAATATTGAGATTTGTTATTGATAATATATATTTGGTGGAAGATGAGATATACTGGGCGTAAATGCAAAAGTTTAAATAGAGGTATCTCATGCAATCAAATTCCGATAGAGAACTTTCTGATCTCTCCTTACAGAGAAAAGAATGTCCAAAGTGCGGCGCCGTTTGGTTAAATGGTAAGCACGTTTGGACAGGAACAGGAGTTAGTAAGGATGGATCTGAATTAGATCTTGCAGGTCTTGTTTGCAATAAACATGGAGATTCTACCTGTATTAATCCTTGCAAAGGAAGAGAAGGTGGAGATACTTGGGAAAAAAGACTTTATAGTTTAGAAAATAAATTCACCACAGAAGATTAAGTCAGGAGATCATCATAATGATCGCTAAATTGGTAGTTGAAATATTAAATAATCAAGTGTGTTTGGGAATTCTTGGATTTTCCCTTGTTATGCTTCCCGTTATTGGTATCGCCAAAATTCATGAATTGCCAAATGAACAAATCGAACCCAGAAAGACTAATCACTCAGGAAGAATGCAAAGAGATGATTGATGATGCAATACGCAAACACAATCGTAATGCTGCGATTATTTCAATGTGTGTTGGTTGGGTTGTTCTTGCACTTTTCGCTGAAGGTCTTCTTAGACTTATTGGAGTAATTCCTCCAATATTTCCATGGCTTAATGTTACTCTAAATTAGTATGGTGTTTAGATTTACAGAAGAAGATTTAAAAGGATTGCAAGAAAGGGTTCTGCAACAAAAAATGGAAGAACTATTCGAGGAACCATCAACTTACGAGGACGAGGAGGATGATTAAACTAATCTTATCAAGTGTAACCATTTTTGGTCTTATTGGATATTTTATAGTATGGGGACTTAACCATGCTTATTCGCAATGAAACCAGAGCATCAATGTTGGCATTTTGTAATGTCTTCTTTTGCTAGAATTTATGGAGTAAACAAAGTCAAAAGTGAAGAAAGATTTCATGCATTTGCATTAGAGTGGTGTGATGAACATAATTATAAATGCGATATTCATCTTGATAGTTTGAATAAAGTGGATGTTTATTTTAGACAACAGTACGAATCTTGGGAGTATTAAATGAAAGTTGGATTAATTGGATTGGGTCGCATGGGAGAAGGAATGTCCCGTCGTATGATGAAATCAGGTATTGAAGTCTGGGGTTATCGTAGAAATTATGAAAAAGCAAAAGAAGCATTTGAAAAAGGATATGTTTCTGGTGTAGAAGATACAATTGAAAATCTTGTTAAAGCAGTTAAAACAAATGACCAACCAGGCATTTTTCAAATGGTTGTGCCTGCCGAAACAGTAGAGGAGACAATCAATGAGTTACTACGATATTGTAGTGAAGGAGATATTATTATTGATCATGGCAATAGCAATTTTAAAGACAGTCGGAAGAGAGCAGAACGTCTGGCAAAAATGGGTATCCAATATATTGATTGTGGCACTAGCGGTGGTGTTTATGGTTTGGATCGTGGATACTGTCTTATGGTTGGAGGTGGAAATACTGCAGTCACCACTTGTTCAAAGATATTCTCCGCCCTCTCCCCAGATATTCACTCCTGCCATAGAACGGATCCAACATCTGATGTGACTTCTGCCGAATATGGTTGGTTACATTGTGGCGGTCCAGGTGCAGGACACTTTGTAAAGATGGTGCATAATGGTATTGAGTATGGTATTATGCAAGCATATGCCGAAGGTTTCAATATTTTAAAGAATGCTAACGCAGGTGCCCAATATGTTAGAGAAGGTGACGCAGAAGTTGCCCCGATGGCAGATCCAGAATCCTATTGCTATGACATTGACGTTGCTGAGGTTGCTGAGCTATGGCGTCGTGGTAGCGTGGTTGGGTCTTGGTTACTCGATCTTACTGCTGATGTGCTACGCAGGGATGGTAGCCTTAAACAGTTCTCTGGAGGCGTATCCGACAGCGGTGAGGGTCGTTGGACTGTTTCTGCCGCTGTGGACTTGGGGGTTCCCGCTCCTGTTATTACTACTGCACTATTTGAAAGATTTAACTCACGCAATCTCGGATCGTTCGGAGCAAAAATCTTGAACGGAATGCGTTATATGTTTGGTGGACACCACGTTAGATAGGTTAATAAATATAACATCACATAAGAGGGGGGGGGTTGACTTTTTCAAGAACCCCTCTTATAATAATTAAGTTCCAAAAGCAAACAAATGACTCGTCTAGCAGATCTGCCAATCATGGAAGTTATTCTTGCCGCTGAAGAAAAGCACGGTATTGATACACATATGGTAATTGAGGCAGTTCCTAAGCATAAAGATTCACCTTCTGAAATGGAAGATGCTTCTGATGATGATGTTGTTTGGTACGTAGAGTTTAAAGACATCATAAAAACTTATTTTAAGTTTGATGATGTTAAAAAATTTTTGCTTGAGGAAGCAAATGCAAATTCCCCAGAACTTATAATTAAAAATTCTAGTAACGGAGTGTAGCGCAGTTTGGTAGCGCATCCGCTTTGGGAGCGGGCGGTCGTAGGTTCAAATCCTATCACTCCGACTTTTATTTAATATCAATTTTTTTAATTTAATCATGAAATCATTTACTGTAGAACAATTTCAATCAGATTTTGATAATCTAATGGAAAGAGTAGAAAACGGAGAATCTTTTATGATTACTAGTGAATATGGAAATGCAGTTATGATGCCATATAAAGAAGTGTCACAAATATTCAAAGGTGCTGGTTTAGACGATGATATAATACGTATTCACACCGATCACGAAGAAGGTTCTTAATTGTCATAGGGTTTCAGGTCCCCTATAATTGATCTGTCTTCATGGGACTGTCGCCTATTGGTTAAGGCCCACTGCTTATAACGGTGTGAACGGGGTTCAATTCCCCGCAGTCCTACTTGCTCCTTTAGCAATCTGGTGAATGCAGCGAACTCATAATTCGCCTGAGGCGTGTTCGATCCACGCAAGGAGCATGGGCAGATGTGAAACTGTCCTACTTGACTTCTTTAAGTCAAACTTTTATAATAACAAGGTCAACATTCAAAACAATGACTCTTACAGCAAAATTCAAGAAAGACGTTCAGACTCTCCGCGGCGCAGCAAATGGGGATTTTTATCTTGATGTAAAAAACCCAAAACTCTATAAGAAAGTTCGTCGGTTTTATGAGAATGAAGGTGTAGTATTTTCTGGTGATCCTCTTGATGATTACGAAATGCTTATGGACTATGTTCTTTCTGATCTTCAATCCGTTGAGGTTGCATGAAAACCAAAGTTCTTCTTGAACGTGAAGGATATCGTTTTGTAGAAGCAGGTATTTTGGAGATAAACGGTAAACCCGATTATCGAATGCAAAAACAAAACGAATATACAAAACGCTGGAATGACATTTATCTTTTTGATAATGTAATGCAATGTTCTCTTGCTATGGAAGACATTGAATATGCGAAATGGTTAGATCCAGATCGTGTTCCTTGTTATGTAAAGGATGATGATGAGTAAATAGTCACGGATGGACTTTAACAGCACTGGTCGGGAGCAAAACCCCTTATGTCTAAAACCGATTTGCTTAGGTGGATTGGAAATATTCTCCTTATGATAGGGTATCAAACTATGTTATGGGGAGAATTTAAATATGGTTTAATGATAAAAGTTGTTGGGGGGTTACTCACAGTTCCTTTTGCTATTAAACTTAAACTTTGGGATGTATTATTCTTATGTGCATTCTTTGGTATCTCCGAAATATCAAAGTTATCCCAACTTTTCTTAGTTTCTTAAAACTAAGTGGTGGAGTCAATTTGACCCTCATTTTGGTTTCTTGCTTTTCCATTAAAAAGCAAGTGGTGCGGATGGGACTCTCTCCCGCCTGGTTTCCAATTTCCAGCCAAAGAATTGGTGGCGAGCCTGAAATAATTGCAAAAGGTGGGTTGCATAAACCCACCTTTTTTTGTATAATATATACTATGCAATAATTATTTTTTATGTCTGAATATAAAAGGACAGCACTTGTGCTTGGTGCTGGTGGATTTATTGGAAGTCACATGGTTAAAAGACTACGCTCCGAAGGTTATTGGGTACGTGGTGTAGATTTAAAGTATTCAGAGTTTTCAGAAACTGAAGCAGACGAATTTATTGTAGGAGACTTAAGAGACCTTTCTTTTGTTCAAAAAGTTATCCAATATAAAGGTCCATATAGAAATTTTTACAATTCAGTTCCTTTTAGGCATACTGATACATTTGACGAAATCTATCAGTTTGCTGCTGATATGGGTGGTGCTGGATTTGTTTTTACTGGAGAGAATGATGCTGATATTATGCATAACTCTGCTACAATCAATCTCAATGTTCTTGAGGCACAGCATATATTAAATGACTTAAAGGAAGTTAATAAGACTAAGATCTTCTATTCTGGGTCTGCTTGCATGTATCCAGAACATAATCAACTTGATCCCGATAACCCAGATTGCCGTGAAGAATCCGCATACCCAGCAGCACCAGATTCTGAATATGGTTGGGAGAAACTGTTCTCAGAGCGGTTGTTTTTCGCTTATCATCGTAATTATGGGATTCCTGTTCGGGTTGCTAGGTATCATAATATCTTTGGACCAGAGGGAACTTGGGAAGGTGGAAGAGAAAAAGCACCTGCCGCAATCTGCCGCAAAGTCGCCTACCTCCCAAAGGAGGGAGGAGTTATTGATGTGTGGGGTGATGGAAAACAAACTCGGTCGTTCCTGTATATTGATGAATGCATCGAAGCGACCCGTAGAATGATGGATTCTGATTTCATTGGACCAGTAAATATTGGTTCAGAAGAAATGGTAACTATCAATCAACTTGTGGAAACTGCTGCTAAAGTTGCTAACAAGGAAGTTAAAAAGAATCATATTGATGGACCTTTAGGTGTTAGAGGACGTAATTCTAATAATGATCTTATTCGTGAGAAACTTGGATGGGACTATGCAATGACCCTAGAAGAAGGTATTGCAAAAACCTATGCATGGATTGAAGAAAAAATTGCTGAGAAAAATTCATGAATATTCAACCTTTCATTTTTAACTGGAACCGCCAGTTTGAAAAAACATGTGCAATTGAAGATGCATTAACTCCAATCTTTGGAAAAGTCACTGTTATTAATAGTGATGATAATAATACTAGAGACGGTTGGGTTGATATTGGAGACGAATGTTATTTTAGTGATCAGTTTAGAAAAGCATTAGAACTGTTTGATGGAGACATTCTTTTTCATATTCAAGGAGACGTTTCTTATGATAATTGGGAAAAATTAATTGAAGATGCTAAAGAGTATCTTGAATATTATGATGCAGGGATCTATGCGCCAAATATTGACTATACTTGGTACTCTGCAGAAAACTCTGACATTAGTAGTCTTGAATCCGATCACCCAAATATCAGAATGGTTGCATCTACAGATGAAACTGTTTGGTTTATCCGCAAAGAGATCATTCAGGAGATGTTAGACCGTAAGATTGATTTCTCAAATAATACTATGGGTTGGGGATGGGATTTAGTTCTTGCCGCAATTTGTTTTGCCAATGGCAGACCTGTTATTCGTGATTACAATCACACTATTGATCATCCAATGGGAACAAACTATAATTCAGAAAAAGCAGGACAAGAAATGCTTGAATTGTGGAACTCTTTAGATCAAGATATTAAAGAGATTGTTTCTTATATTAAAGGTGATAGAGAAAAGATTTCTAAGTATTTTAAATGAATAATGTGATTGTATATCACCATCTTGGTCTTGGTGATCATTTTGTTTGTAATGGATTGGTTCATAAAGTATCTAAATCATATGATACTGTGTACTTGCCGTGCAAAACTCATAACTACGACACTGTAAATTATTTGTATTCTGAGGATTCAAACATCAATGTATTCAAGGTTGATGCAAATGAATTTGGAGAAGTTGATGCATTTGCATCTATATTAGATCTTCCAATAATCTTAGTTGGATTTGTTCATCACAATCCCCAAGATTGGGATAGGTCTTTTTATTCTCAATTGAATATTGATTTTTCAGAAAGATATAATTCTTTTTATCTTCCAAGCAATCCTCCATCTATGGTTGTAGAACCTCCAGATGAAGACTACATTCTTGTTCATGACCAAGCAAGTATTGGAAAATTAGATTTAAAGTTGGAAACAGATTTAAAGATAGTCCGTATAGAAAGTGGGATTTCTAATAATCTATTTTCTTTTATTGAAGTAATTAAGGGCGCGAAGGAAATTCATTGTATTAATAGTTCTGTATTTCATCTCATTGATAGTTTAACGGGAATAACTGATAAACTTTATTATCATGATGTACGCCCAAATGATGGATCAAGTTTTAGGATTTCTGATAAATGGAAAATTGTAAAGTAGTTTTTATTAATGGGTGCTTTGATATTCTTCATCGCGGTCATATAGAAATGTTTAAGTATGCTAAATCACTTGGAGATTATTTGATTGTTGCTATTGATTCTGACAGTAGAGTTAAAGAACTAAAAGGATGCTCTCGTCCAATTAATAATCAGTCTGACAGAATGTACATGTTGTCATCTATTAAATATGTTGACAAAGTGAAAATATTTTATACAGAGCATGAACTTGAAAGATTGGTAGAAAATGTTTCTCCTGATATAATGATAGTTGGATCTGATTATGAAAATAAGAGAGTTGTTGGATCTCAACATGCAAAAGATCTAAAGTTTTTTAATAGAGTTCAAGGTTATGCAACAACAAACATCATTAAAAGTATTGCTAATAGGTGATAGTTGTACAGATGTTTACATCTATGGAAATTGCAATCGTTTAAATCCAGAGGCACCTGTTCCAATCTTAAACTATACTAGGACAGTTACTAAGCAAGGAATGGCTTGGAATGTCAGAGAAAATCTTCGTTCTTTTGGTATAGAGGTCTATATGCTAACAAATGAAGAGAAGATAATAAAGACTCGTTATATTGATGAAAAGTCAAATCAACAGATATTGAGAGTTGATAATGAGATCAACTTAAAACCAATGAAATACGAAATTCCAGAAGATTCTTATGATGCTATTGTAATTTCTGATTATGATAAAGGATTCATAACTTCCCAAATGTTATTTGATATTGCATATCAATCAAAGTGTCCAGTTTTTATTGATAGTAAAAAACAACTTCTTCCTAAGTACAATTGCTACATTAAAATTAACGATGTAGAGTATTCGAAGTTAAAAGATAAAAATGACTATGATAATTTAATTATCACAAAGGGTGGGAAGGGAGCTGAATATGATGGAATTTTATATCCAGGACAAGAAGTAAGTGTATATGACGTTGTTGGTGCGGGGGATACTTTTCTTTCCGCACTTGTTTATGGATTTTTAAAAACAAAAAAAATTCAAGAATCAATTCCTTTAGCAAATAAAGCAGCTGCTATAGCAGTAGCACATCAAGGAACTTATGTTTTAACTCAGGAGGATGTTCATGCAATATGTAATTGATATTGACGGCACAATCTGTGAGAATGGGGATTGTAGTTCATGCAAATATGAAGGGAGTTCTCCCCACTTAGATAGGATTGATAAGATCAATCAATTATATGATGATGGGCATATCATTAAATACTTTACTGCTCGCGGTATGGGAAGGTATAATGATAATGGAGATAAAGCAAAAGAAAAATTTTATGCTCTCACAAAAATGCAATTAAATTTATGGGGATGCAAATACCATGAACTCATACTTGGAAAACCATCTGGTGATATCTACATAGACGATAAAGGAATTAATGCAAATGACTTCTTCAATTAATTTTGTCCCTAAGGGTTGGGGATTTGAAAAATGGATTGTAAATAATGAGCAATACTGCGGTAAACTACTGTACTTTGCACAGGGAAGGAAATGCTCCTGGCATTATCACAAGTTGAAAGATGAAACTTTTTATATTCAATCTGGATGTATAAAGTTACTATATTCTGAAGATGATAATATAGAACTCGCCAATATAATCTTCTTAAAGAAAGGTGATAAGTTTCACGTTTATCCTGGTCTTCGTCATCAGATGATTGCTTTAGAGGATACTGAACTGTTTGAATTCTCAACTCAACATTTTGAGGAAGATAGTTATAGAGTTATTAAAGGAGATTGATGAAGTACGATTATTTAATTGTTGGGTGTGGATTATTCGGAACAACATTTGCAAGACTTGCCACAGATGCTGGTAGGTCTTGTTTGATTATTGATAAGCGTTCACATATCGCTGGAAATTGTTACACTGAGAAAATTGAAAATATCAATGTTCATAAGTATGGCGCTCATATTTTCCACACAAGTAATAAGTTTGTATGGGACTTTGTAAATAGATTTGCAGAATTTAATAACTATATCAATTCTCCAAAAGCAATATCTAATGATGGGAAGTTGTATTCATTGCCCTTCAATATGAATACATTTTATGAACTTTGGGAAACAAGAAGTCCAGATCATGCAAAACAAATAATTGAATCTCAGAGGTTTGTAGGTATTCCAACTAACTTAGAAGAGCAAGCTTTATCTCTAGTTGGGGTTGATATCTATGAAACTTTGATAAGAGATTATACTGAAAAACAGTGGGGGAGACCTCCATCTGAATTGCCAAAGTTTATTATTAAACGTCTTCCCTTAAGATTTACATTTGACAATAATTATTTCAATGATAAGTATCAGGGTATTCCTATTGGAGGATACACTGAAATGTTTAATAAGATGCTTGACGGTATTGAAGTTAAATTGGATACTGATTATTTTTCTGATAGAGAATATTTTAATAGTATTGCAAAAGAAGTTGTTTATACTGGATGCATAGATGAGTTTTTTGATTATGAATTTGGCGAGTTAAATTATAGATCTTTGAGATTTGATGAGCAAGTAAAAAACACTGATAACTATCAAGGAAATGCGGTAATCAACTATTGTCAGAAGTATCCAAAATATACAAGAACAATAGAGCATAAGCATTTTGAAAAGGTTGATTCTGATAAGACAGTAGTTACATATGAATATCCTGAAGAATATAAAAAAGGTATGATTCCTTACTATCCAATCAATGATAAATTAAACCAAGAAAAATATTCAAAATATAAAGAGAAGTCAAAATTATTGACCAATTTTATTTTTGGTGGTAGACTTTCTGAGTATAAGTATATGGACATGCACGTAGTAATTGAGTCTGCGTTTAATAAGTTTCGGAGCATTGCATGAAAAAAGTAATATGTTTTGTCAATACAACAAAAAAGCATCTTGACAGAATTAACAACATCTCAAAGACTTGGGCAGAAAAGATTGATACAGTTTTCTATTCTGACCACAATGATCCTGAGAATAATGTAATTAAGGTTTCTAATAGAGATGATTATGCAAGCGGTGAAGAAAAGCAAATTAATGTTTTGAATAAAATTTCAGAACTCACTGACGGTAATGATAATAGTTTGTTAGATCTTTATGATTGGATTTTCTTTGTTGATGATGATACTTTCGTTAATGTAGAAAACCTTGAGTCTCATATAGATTCTTTTGATGAAGATAATGTATATGGATCTGTCTTTGATTCTTCTAAAGATGCTGAAAATCCAATGTATGTTAATAAAGTAATTCCTTTAGATGCAAAGTTTCCATCTGGCGGCGCTGGATTTCTTGTAAGTACTAAAATCATTAAAGGTATTGGTTCTTTTAGTAACTATCATACTGTTTGTGGCGATGTATCTGCGGGGTTAAATTTTTATTTTAATCAAGTTGAGCAAGTAAACAGTGATCTTTTTAATTCTCAAAATCCAGAGTTTTATGGTCACAGTGATGAAGAAATTTCAAAAATGATTTCTTATCATTATATTAAAACTTTTGAAGAAATGAGTCAGTTGTTTGGAGATTGATATGAATAATCTAGTAATTTTTGATCTTGATGGCGTCTTGATTGACAGTAGAGAAATGCACTATGAAGCACTCAACCGTGCTTTAGAAAGAGTTTCTTGGGATTATATTATCAATAGAGAAGAACATCTAAGTCTTTATGATGGACTTCCTACGTCCAGAAAACTTGCAATGCTTACTGAAAGAAAAGGTCTTCCAGTAGATAAACATCAGCAAATTTGGGAAGATAAGCAAAAAGCAACTCTTGAAATCTTTTCTGAATTGGAACATGATTATGAGTTAATGCATTATTTTCAGCAACTTAAACAGAGAGGTTATCAAGTTGCAGTTGCATCTAATAGTATTAGAAATACTGTAAAATTGGTTCTTTTAAAACTTGGTATTCTTGAGTTTATTGATTACTATGTCAGTAATGAAGATGTAACTAGAAATAAACCTTTTCCCGAAATGTATTGGAAATGCATGACCGCATGTAATGCACTTCCTAAAGATACTATAATTTTTGAAGATAGTCATATCGGAAGACAAGGTGCTCTGGATAGTGGAGCAACTCTTATTGCAATTGAAAATAGAGATGACTTAAATCAAGATAAAATGAATATAGTTTTCAAGACATTTGCCTCCAAGAAATTAACTGTTGTTCCTTGGAAATCTGATAAGATGAATGTTCTGATTCCTATGGCTGGAGCAGGTAGTAGATTTGCAAATGCTGGATATACATTTCCTAAACCCCTTATTGAGGTTGATGGAAAACCTATGATTCAAGTGGTGGTTGAGAATCTAAACATTGAAGCAAATTATATTTTCATTGTTCAGAAAGATCATTATGAGAAATACAGTCTTCAATATCTTCTGAATCTAATTGCTCCAAATTGTACTATTGTTCAAGTTGATGGTCTTACGGAAGGTGCGGCATGTACTACACTTCTTGCAAAAGAGTATATCAATAATGATTATCCGCTGTTGATGGCAAACTCTGATCAATTTGTAGAATGGAGTAGTAATGAGTGTCTCTATGCATTTAATGCTGATGGTGTCGATGGTGGAATTTTAACTTTTAAATCTACTCACCCTAAGTGGTCATATGCTAAAATTGGGGACGATGGGTTTGTATCTGAAGTTGCTGAGAAGAAACCAATCAGTGACAATGCTACTGTTGGTGTCTACTTCTGGACAAAAGGATCTGATTATGTAAAATATGCTGAGCAAATGATTGAAAAAAATATTCGTGTTAATAATGAATTTTATGTTTGCCCAGTCTATAATGAAGCAATTCAAGATGGGAAGAAAATCCGTATCAAAGATATTAAAAAAATGTGGGGTATTGGAACCCCAGAAGACTTGAATTATTTCTTGGAGCACTATCAACCATGAACATTATTATTCCTATGGCAGGTCTTGGAAGTAGATTTTCCAAGAATGGAATCAAGACTCCTAAACCTTTAATTGAAGTAAATGGAAAGACTCTTATTGAACACTCAGTAGAGTCTTTGGGAATTTCTGGTAGATATATTTTTATTACTAGAAAGTACGATGATCCTGAATATAATTCAAGATTAAGTTCTATATTGAAGAAACTGGATCCCTCATCTGTTGAAATTCAAATTGATAAAGTTACAAGTGGATGTAGTGAAACTTGTTTATATGCAAAAGAATATATTGATAATGATGAAGAATTAATTATCACTAACTGCGATCAATTAATGAATTGGGATGCAAATTCTTTTATAGAATCTGTGTCTCCGCTTGCAGTTGATGGTGCTATTGTCTTGTTTAAGTCTAAAGATCCCAAAAATAGTTTTGCTGAGATTACGAATGGGGCAGTAACAAATATTGTAGAAAAGAAACCAATAAGTGATAATGCTCTTGTGGGAATTCATTATTGGAAACGCGGAAAAGATTTTGTAGAATCTTCAGAAAATCTTCTGACTCATTTTAGAGTAACTGGATTACCAGAATGTTATATTTCTGAAACTTATAATTATCTTATTGAAAAAGGTAAAAGTATCATTCCTTTCTTTATTCCCAAAAACTCATATATTCCACTAGGAACTCCAGAAGACGTTTCCATTTATATGGGAAAGTTGAAGGAGTTTTACACTGAGAAACCTAAAACTATTTTTTGCGATTTAGATGGTACAGTGTTAAAGCATTGTCATAAATTCAGTGATCTTAATAAAATTGATCCAGAGTTATTGCCTGGAGTAAATGCTAAATTTAATGAATGGGACTCTAAGGGATATAAGATTATTCTAACAACTGCTAGAAAAGAATCTGCAAGAGAAATGACAGAAGCACATCTTCATTCTTTAGGAATTTGTTGGGATCATTTAATTATGGGAGTTAGTAGTGGTGTGAGAGTTTTAATCAATGATAAATTGAGAGATGCTGATAAAAATCGTGCAATCTGTGTTAACTTGATTACTGACAGTGGATTTGATAGTATTGATTGGGAGGAGTATGATTTATGAACCTATATAGACTGGAGGAAATGATTGGTGGATGGTTTGTTGGTAATTTTTCCCCAACAGCATTTACAACTGAAAATGTAGAAGTATCTTATAAAAAGCATCCAAAGGGTGAAATTTGGGATCTTCATTATCATGAACATGTTACAGAGGTAAATCTTCTTGTACGTGGAGAAATGATACTCCAAGGAAAAAAACTTGTGTCTGGTGATATTTTTGTATTGAATCCTTTTGAAATTGCCGATCCAAACTTTTTGGAAGATTGTGAAATTGTTTGTGTTAAACTTCCTGGAATTACTAATGATAAAATTGTTTTAGAAAAAAAGAAATCCTAATGATTATTTTAGATTATCATAAGTATATTGGTGAAAATGATGTTATTGTGCAAGTTGGTGCATATGACGGAGTTGAATGTGAGGAACATTATGGATTACGTGAAATCATAATGAGTGCTAAGCATGAATGTCATTTGGTAGAACCATTGCCAGATGTTTTTGAAAAACTCAAAGAAAATTATAAGTCTTCTATAAATGACATTAATTTTTATAACTTAGCAATTTATGATAAGGATGGAGAATGTGATTTTTATTTGCATGGAACAGAAAGTAGTTTTGTTAGACATGAAGATTGCCAATCTATAAAAGTTAAAACGCAAACATTTCATTCGTTTTTAAATGAAAATTCGATAGAAAATATTGATGCTTTATTTTTAGATGTTGAAGGTGTGGAAGATGTAATAATTTCACAACTTTTTAATAATACAAATATTCGACCTAAAGTTATTAGGTACGAATATCCCCATATTTTAGATAATAAATCTCTACAAAAGTTTCTTAGATCTCAAAAATATGTTGTTGCTCAATGTATTCACGGAGAAGGAGATAGAGTTTGTATTAGAAATGATGTTTTTAGAGGAGAAAAATGAATTCAGTTAAAGAACTTATTTTAAACACACATACTATTGTTGCAAATAGAATGGAGTACGTAGTTGATATTATTGACTGGGACTCTATAGAAACTATTTGTGATATTGGTAGTTGGCATTTGGGGCAAAGCATTGAATTTATGGAACTGCTTCCAGATGCAAAGGTTCATGCTTTTGAACCAAATCCAGAAAATTATAAAAACTGCGAAGAAGTTTATTCTAGACTCAGTGGATATTTTAAAAAGAATTTGAGTCTATACAATATTGCTCTAAATGATGTACCTGGAAAAATTAATTTTTATCCAGTGATTGATGAAAATCCTGGTGCTTCTTCAAAGTATAAATTCATGAAAGGTCTTACTGAAGAATATTTTGATAAATCTTGGAAACAAAAAGAAATCAAAGTAGATGCTACCACACTAGATTTGTGGCGCGTTGAAAATAATATTGACAAGGTTGATATTATTTGGATTGATGTTCAAGGTGCTGAACTTGATGTTTTTGAGGGAGCAAAGGAAACTCTTAAAGATGTTAAGTGCATTTTTACTGAAGTTGGACTAAAGCCTTATTATGAAGGTCAAGCACTTAAAGTTGATATTGATCATTTCCTAAGAAAAGAAGCAGGTTTTGTTGAAATTACTGATTCCTTTGAATACAATGGAAGTGATTGTGAAGGTAACACAATTTATGTAAGGAGTGATCTATTGTGAGACTAATTGCTCATAGGGGAAATATTGAAGGTCCTAATTCATTAGAAGAAAACAGACCCGAATATATTGACACTGCGATAGAGTTGGGATATGATGTTGAGATTGATATTCGCTATGATATAGTTGATGATAGATTTTATCTTGGACATGATGATCCTCAATATGTTGTTACCTCATATTGGTTAGCAAAACGTATGGATAAATTGTGGATTCATTGTAAAAATATTGAAGCACTTTATCACTTTGTATCAAAAACTGGCGGATACAATTATTTTTGGCATCAACAAGACGATTTTACACTTACTAGTAAAAATTATATTTGGACTTATCCTGGAAAATCATATACGTCTAAGTCTGTTATTGTGATGCCAGAATGGAAATTAGAACAAGATTTTGATTCTTTGAGAGTTTATAATTGTTTTGGAGTTTGTAGCGATTTTATTTCTAGACTAAAATGAAAAAAAGCGTAATTATTAGAGGATCTGTTTTATATGATAAACATCCTCAAAACTTTATTAATGAAGTTGTTGAATCTATTAGATCTTGGTTCTCTGATGAACTTATAATTTCCACATGGGAAGGTCAAGAAAAATACATTGATAAAAGTCTACAAATTGATAAGGTTGTATTAACTCCCGATCCTGGTCCTGGACCAATACAACATTGGAAGAGGCAAGTTCTTTCTTATCAAAAAGGATTAGAATTTTCAGAAGGTGAACTAGTAATGGTCACACGTTCCGATATGATTCATAAGAATGATCTTTTTCAGTATGTTGATTTGTATCCAAATTCTACTGATGACCTAAAGGTTTTTAAAAATAAATTGGTTGTGTCTAATATGATGACTATTAGACCAGACTCTGATGAATATCCAAATTGCTTTAGAGTATGTGATTGGGTTCAAGTTGGATATAGAAATGACGTATTCAAATGGTCTAATGTTATTGAAAGCGTATTAACATTAGATGAATCAAAATTAAATAATTTGACATGTACAGAAACTCTTTGGTTTTTATCTGTGCTTAAAAATAAGTTTGGAGATATGATTAATATCTACGATTCTTCAAATATTAATGAATTTGCGTGGGAAGCAATAGTTAATAATTTTATTGTTCTTGATACTAAGAGTACAATGAAAGCAGTCAACAAGAATTGGGAATTTCAACCTGAGTATTGTCCCTGTTATTTGGATGAAGAAACCTATGCAAATCTCTATGAATCTGTGAATCAATGAAAATAGCTTTACTGATGACAGGATTTCCTAGAACTTATGGAAGAACCTATCTAAATCTAAAAAAAAATATTTTAGATATACATGATGTTGATACTTATATTTGTAGTTGGGATAGGTGTCAATTAAAGAGTGGTCAACCTACTATAGGCGTAGATACCTCTGACGTTCTGAGTACATATGCTGGAAAATTATCCTCATATATATTTCTTGATTATGAGAAGTATGTTCAAAATAGATTTGAAAATATTAAATTTTTAGATCGTCCAGATGATGTATTTAAAGTTGATCCTAGAGCAATTGAGCACGGTTCATTTTGGGTTGAAAGATTAAGAGATCAATGGCATATTGTTAAGTATGCTTTTTCTATGATCCATAATCCAAGTCAATATGATTTAATTATGAGATTGAGATTCGATGTTGATTTAATCGATATTGAAATTAAAGACCAAAATTTCGTTATCCCAAAAGATATTGGTGGTTGGTCGTATTCAGATCATTTTGCTTATGGAAACTATGATTCCATGAAAAAATATTGTAGTATGTTTGATTCTTTTCATGACATGTATCTTACGCATAATATTGATATTTCCCATGCGGTGAATATGCTACAGTTTTATATGGAAGAATATAAAACTCCAGTAAAAACTTATGTTGATTCTTCAATCCAATACACTATAATAAAATGATTAAAGATTTTCTATTTTTTAACCACTCGTGGGTTCCTAACTCAAGTTATATTTTCAAATGCTTTGAGAAGTGTGGATATACTTGTGACTTTGTAGATGAAAGAAATATTATTGACTTTGTTGTAGAAAATGAATATAAGGTTGTAGTTCTTTATCTAAGTATTGGGTGGACAGTTCCTATTATCAACGATATCTTAGAAAAGTATTGTAAGAACTCATTTATTATTCAGCATGATGATACTGATAATGAGCATGTTCAGAGGTATTATAATAGATCTCCTGATCTAATTATGCAGAGAGAACTTACTTCTGATACAGTTAACCCATATAATTGCCCCATTTATCCCAATCACTTTGCAATTCCTTCTGTTTATGATGAAAAATTGCAAAGTGAAAATAAACAATTTGATGTTATTTTCTTAGGTACTCCGAGTAATCCTAGAAGACAATCTTTTATTAATAGGATAGTAGATTTATCTCAGAATAAACTTTCTCACCTACGTTGGTTTATTCGTTATCAACCAGTGAGAACACCTCAAGAATATTTGTATGTTGTCAATAAAACAAAGATTGGTCTAAATTATCCAGGAAATTCTTATGATAGTTGGAGAATTTGGGAACTTGCTAGTGCAAAAGTCTGTACTATTCAACCAGAACTTAAATTGCACAGTGTCAAATCTGATTTTATGCCATATGATGAATACATTTGTATTAATATAGATCACTCAGATTTAGAAGAAAAAATTATCTATCAATTAGAAAATGATAGATACAAGGATATTGCTCAAAAGTCTTATGATGCATATTATCAGAATCACACTCCAGAAAAGTGTTTTGAGAAATATCATGAGATTGTTTGTAAGTATGCTCCAATTTCTCCAAAGAATATTGTTCCATACTCTGCAAATGAAATTTACGAAGAGTATAGGAAGAACCCAGTATGAACAAAATCATATCAATCAGCGTATGGGGATCTAGTCCCAGATATTGTATTGGCGCAATTAGAAATGCTGAAATTGCTAAAGAACTAATGCCAGATTGGAAATGTAGAATATTCCTTGATGGAAGCGTTCCCTTCAAATACGCAAAACAACTTCATGATATGGATAATGTTGAAGTTGCTGAAGTTGATGATGATGGAGTCTTTGGTGCTTTTTGGAGATTCTATTCTATGTTTGAAAGTGAAGATAATGTAACAATATCAAGAGATTCTGATTCTCGTATTTCTGAAAGAGAAGTGAGAGCAGTTAATGAATGGTTGACATCTGATAAGAAATTTTCTATAATTAGAGATCATGAAAGACATTATGATTGGCCTATCCTTGCTGGAATGTGGGGAATGAAAGGTATGCTGACTGAATCTCAGCAAGATGTTATGATTGAATATTCAAAACAACATTTTTATACATCTGACCAAATTTATCTTGCTCAAGAGATTTGGCCAATTGCAGAAAATGATTCTTTGATTCATGGATTTGAAGAAGTTGAATGGATGAAAGAATCCAGAGAAAAAATTCAGTATGATTTTATCGGTCAAGGATATGACCAAAACGATAACCCTATTTACGATTACAACCCAAACGGAACAATAATTAATCATGGATAAAAACAAATCAATCTTCAAACTTGAAGGTCTTCCTAAAATTTTGTGGTTAAATCTTGAAAATGATACTCACCGAAGAGAGTACATGGAGTCTCAATTTAAGAATTGGGGAATTGAGAACCATGAAAGAATTCAAGGATACGATGGTAGAGACGATGATGTTTCTACTTATCTGAAAGGAAGAATTCCTGATAATATGTCTCAGAACGAAGTCGGGTGTGTAATGAGTCATATTAAGGCAATCAAATATTTTTATGAAGAAACTGATGATGATTATGTTCTCATCATGGAAGATGATGTCAGTTTTGAACCAGTTAAATCCTGGTCATTTACTTGGGATGAATTTTTTAATCTTCTTCCTTATGATTGGGATTGTGTTCAACTAACAACTATTTGTACTGGCAATATTCATGTAAGGCTTCATCATAGATTTGTTAATGATTTTTCTGCAGCAGTGTATTTAATTACAAGGCATCATGCTGAAAAAATTGTTAAAAATCATATTAGAGATAAGAAATATAAACTTGATAATGGTGTTAAACCCAGACCAGTATCAGAAGATTTGATCTTTGAATCTGGTAAGAGTTATTGCATTCCTCTATTCCTTTATAATTTGGAAATGGGTTCTGCAATTCACCCAGAACATATTGATATTTTCCATCGTCAAAGTCATGACGGACTTCTTAATTTTTGGCAACAAAACGGAGCAAATCTTGACATTGGTAGTCTAATGGATTATGATCCATACTTCTTGAGAGTCTCTGAACCTCATAGGGAAGAGTCTCAACAACCTCAAGAATAATCCTTGACAGGGGATTTTTTATCTGGTACACTAAATAAGTACTTAAGAATTCAGTTGTAATTCTTAACATTTGTCCTATAGTACAAACAAAACAATTTATGAAACTCAAACAACTGATGCTTGCACCTGTTGCTCTGGGAATGGTTGCTCCTGTTGCTGCGAATGCCGCAGATCTTAATATGGCAGCAGTCAACCAATACTCTTCTGAGCAGGTCACAAGCGTTACCCAATTCTCTGATGTTCAACCTACCGATTGGGCATATCAGGCACTCAGCAACCTCGTAGAACGTTATGGTTGCGTTGCTGGTTATCCTAACGGTACTTATGGTGGCGGTAAGGCAATGACCCGCTATGAGGCAGCAGCACTTCTGAATGCTTGCCTTGACCGTGTAACTGAAGTTACAGATGAACTCAAGCGTCTTCAAGCAGAATTCGCTCAAGAACTCGCTGTTCTTCGTGGTCGTGTAGATAAACTGGAAGCACAAGTTGGTGAACTTGAAGCGACTCAGTTCTCCACTACTACCAAACTGCGTGGTGAAGCAAACTTTGTTCTCGGCGGTGTTGATGACTACCAAACCAAAGGTGGTGATGTAACTCGTACTGCATTTAACTACGATCTGCGTCTGAACCTGGATACTTCATTCACTGGTAAGGATCTGCTTCGCACTCGTCTGCGTTCTTCTAACTTCAGTGGTGATCCTTTTGGTTCCAGTTCTTCAATCTTTAAACTGGATAAGGCAGATAATACCACCAGTGAAGTTGGTAACAATGTAGTTATTGATCGTCTTTACTATCAGTTCCCTGCTTTCAATAATAAAGCAACTCTGACTGCTGGTGCTCTTGTTCGTAACACTGAAATTGCTTGGGTTCCTTCAGCATATGAATCCAAGATCCTTGATTTCTTCCAGGTAGGTGGTACTCCTGGTGTTTATAACAAGGCAGTTGGTTCTGGTTTCGGTATTCAGTATGGTAAGAAGGGTCTGATTGCTGGTATCAACTATGTTGCACAAGCAGGTCAAGATAGCACTCGTGGTGAGTTTGATGAGTCTGGCGCTCTAAACACTCTGGCACAAATCGGTTATCGTGGTACTAACTACGGTATCGCATTTGGTTATCGTTATGGCACTGAAGGCACTCGTGTTCGCACCTATAACGGTTTGAACGGTGCTTCTGGTGCTCTTGTTCCAGGTCAAACCTCTAACGGTTATGCCGTGAACGCATACTGGCAACCTAAGCAGTCTGGTTGGGCACCTTCCATCTCTGCTGGTTATGGTTGGAACACTGTAAGTGGTACTCAAAGTGCTGCTACCAACAGTCAATCTTGGATGGCAGGTCTGCAGTGGGCAGATGTATTTGCTAAGGGTAACACCGCTGGTATTGCTGTCGGTCAAGCACCTACTGGAGAGAACCTTGAGAAGTCCACTCTTCTTGAGATTTTCTATAAGTATCAAGTGTCTGATAACATCAGCATCACTCCTGCTATCATCTATGGAAGCGACAATCAGCGTCTTGCTGATAACTCCTCCAACTGGGGTGGCGTAATTCAGACTACCTTCAAGTTCTGATAACATACTCATAAGTTGAGTGGAACCACCCCTTCTGGGGTGGTTTTTTATTAGGTAATGAAAACCTTAACCAAATCTTAGTAGACTTTAAGGTTTACTTCCAGTATGATTACTTACGAAGTCAATTCACTTCCAAAAAACTTTTTATGAAACTGAAACAAATTTTTGCTGTTGGTCTAGTTGCTGCTCCTGCAGCTGCTCTTGCTGGACCTACTATTAATGGCGCGGGTGCTACTTTCCCTGCTCCAATTTATCAACGATGGTTCCAAGATTATGCACGAACTACTGGGAATAGGGTTAATTATCAGTCCGTTGGTTCTGGTGCTGGTGTTCGTCAATTTAT